AGGCCCCCCCACCGCCGCCGACGTGGAAGCCGTCCACGAGATGAACACCGCCGCCGAGTCGGCGCGGCTGGCGCGTGAACACGCCGAACAGCTGGAACGCCGGGAAAAGGCCATCCGCACCCGCAACGAAAACCGCGCTTTCATCGAACAGACCGCCGCCGCACACCCCATCAAGGACGGCGCCCCGGTCGTCACCGTAGAATGGAGCGAAAACGGCGCTTTTGATGATGGTATGAAATTCTCCGTCGCTGCCGCCGAGATCATTTTCAAGACGCTGGACGAGCAAAACCATAACGACCAGGAACGCGGCTATGACAAAACCAAATTTTCCATAGAGTACACCAACGCCGACGGCGAGCAGGACACATATAAAGGCCGCTATGACCTGGGCGACAACGAGGGCGGACTCATTGCCCACATTCGCAGCTTTGGCGCGTTCCTGCGCGACAAGGGCAATTTTGGCAGCGGCAAGCCCACCGACGAGGACAAGGAGACCGGCGCGGCCATCGTCACCGTGGCCGACCTGCTGGAACAGTACACCGAGGGCGGGCGCGTGGTCTCCGTCATGCCCGCGCCCTGGCTGGAAGAATACAAGCGCCGCAAGGCTGAACAGGCACAGCAGGAGCAGGAACAGGCACGCCAGGACTTCGCCGACATTCTGGAATCGGTGCAAATGCTCACCGATGAACAGATCGAGCGCGTAATCTTCGCCATCAGCCCCACCGATAAAGAGAAAATCGACGTGGCCCGGTTCTTCCTTCAGGAATTGAGCCGCCGCGACGAGGCAAACGCCCTGGCGGTGTTCCGCCGCTGGAAGAACGGCGACACCCCCGAACAGCCCGACTAAACCGTACAGGGGCGGCCCAGCGCCGCCCCGGAAAGGAAAATCACAATGTACAGTTACTTTACAAGAGGAACAAAAACATACCATATCGGCACAGACGGGAAACATTATGTACATGACTCTTTATGGGGAGATGCGTGGACGTACTACGATGCGGAAATTTCCACGCGCGAATACGCGAGAGCATACCGCGCCGAAACTCCTGAACAGCCCCAGTAAAATCCACATTCCCACCACGAGCAGCCCTTCAGGGCAGAAAGGAAACAAAAAATGAACGACCGCACCGCACGCACCGCCGCCCGCTTCGGCATCACTGAACAGTGCGCCGCGCTGCAGCGCGATTTGCTCACCATCCCCGGCGCCGTCAAAGTGGAATTTGATCTCGATGGATTTTATGACCACATGAAGCAGGTGATCCTGCTGGTGAAATTCAACGTCGCGTACAGAAACTATTTCCGCGACCTTCGCGACCTGCGCCAGGGCGTGATCGACACCGCCGCCCGCCACGGCCTGACCCGCACCCCGGACACCATCGAGAACTACGGCGAACACCTGTATTTCGTCTTTCACCACGACAGCACATGGGAACACCCCGTGACTGAACAGCCCGACTAAACCACTACAGCAAGGAGGAAACCGCATGAACACCGAACGCAAAAACTGGATTTGCACCGATCCCGACTGTGCCCAATACCGCCGCCAGGCGCCGGAACACGGTCACAACGTCTTTGAGCTGGCACAGGTAAACCAATACGGCGCCGGCCTGTTCCGCGTCGCCCACGGTTTTGTCTATCTCGACAACGACTTAGACGGGCACGAGCGCGACTTGCTGTGCGAGCTGTACGACTGGGACGCGGAGATCATCAACAGCCCCGACTTCAACGCGATTTTGGCCGAGACGGTTTTCGAGACGTCCGCCCCCGAGTACGACACCGACGCAGAATTTCCCACCTATACGGATGCCGCTCAGGCATTAGGCCGACTCATCGGTGTTGACGTTTCCGCCATCATCTGAACAACGAAAGGAGAAATCACCATGTCCACCATCAAGTATCCCATCCCGGAGGCGGCCGCCGTCCGCACCCACTGCGACGCCATTGCTGCCAATGCCGCCGTTTTGAAAGACGTTATCACCGGCGACCCCACCAGCGACACCGCTACCAACGCCATTTCCGCCATCCGCCACAGCCTGGACGAGTTGGAAGCCTACGCCGAACAGCGCCGCCAGGAAAACAGCGAACAGCGCGACGATACCCCCTATAAGCACGTCTATTTCCGCCTGAACTCCGGTTATGAATGGGGCAAGGGAATGGGCCAGGACAAGACCGAGAATTTCTATAGCGACATTCTGGGCCTGTTCGCCGCCGAGGGCTGGACCATCAAAGAGCCGTACCGGAACGGCAACGGCGCCACCGTCGCCAACGGGAACAGCTCCCTTTATATCCACCCGCAGGCGGTCAGCGGCTACGTCACCGAGGAATTGATCCCCGCCGTTTCCGCCGCGCTGGAACACGGCTGCACCTTCCAGCACTACGCCACCGACATCTACGAGACCGCCTACAACTGGACGGCGCAGCAGTACCGGGGCTATCTGAACAGCAAGCGCGGCGACATCAACGCAGCCCTGCTGGAAGCGTTCAAAACGCCCCGGCGCAACCTCTATAAATTCGACTACAACGCCCTGCCCGTGGTCATCAGCAAATTCCACGTCCAGCGTCTGGACGGCCAGAACGGTCAATGCACCGGCGACATCACCGAGCAGGTGATCCGCGAAATGTTCACTGCTCTTGTGAACACCGGCAGGATCGACAAGGGCGAGACCAAGAACGGCGCCGCCTACCGTACCGCGCCCCAGCGGCGCACCTGACGAAGAAAGGAGTCACCCATGCCCACACGGATCAAGACCCGCACCGCGGCCACGGAGCAGGAGCGCCAGCAGCTCCTCTCCGCCGCTGCCGCCCTCCGCACCGCCGCGCCGTACCTCAACGCCGAACAGCGACAGCGCGTCTGTCAGGCAGCGAACAACTGTATTGAACAGCACCGCCGCACCATCCACACCGCCGAGCTGGCCGCGCTCATCGCCCAGCGCGACGCCCTCACCGCCTGAACACCACACGAAAGGAGCACCACACCATGACCCCCGAAAAGCTTTTGGAAAACCTCTACGCCATCGCCTATTCCCTCCCGGAACAGGAACGCCGCTTTTTCTGCGCCCTGGAACCCGCTATCGACCCGAACACCCACGGGAAGATCAACGCCGGCTACCAGCTGGCGCTCCTTGTCCGCGCCATCCGCACCGACATGGCCCAGCAATACAAGCGGGACGACAAGCGCCGCACCAGTGCCACCGCCTTGCGGCGCCTGTACAACGCCTCCGTTTCCAAGCAGGGCGGGATCCGTTCCCACTTCGCCGGCGCGTTTCTGGACGAACAGGGCCGCCAGTACATCACGGACGGCTTTACCCTTCTTCGCCTGAACACGCCCTCCGCCGCGCTGCAATGGGCGCCGCCGCCCAACGACCCTCACGTCTACGACACCATACCGGAGCTGCTGAACAGCGACGGCGCCACCGTCACCCTCAACCTACCAACCGCCGCCGAGGTACGCGCTAAGATCGCCAGCGACCGGGCGAAATACAAGGCCGAGTCCCACCCCGCAGGGGACACGCTCTCCACCTGCTTCAACTGGGGCGACGGCTGCCCTATGGTCAACGCCCTTTATCTGCTGAACATTCTGGAGGCGCTTCCCGGCTGCACCGCCGCCTGCCGCCCCGATGAACTGTCCTGTGTCTATTTTCACAGCTTGGACGGCGATGCCCTCATCATGCCCATCCGCAAGTACACCGCCAACAGCACCGATGAACAGGAGGAACACAACGTATGAGCCACATCTGCAAAATGACCGGCATGGAGGCCGTCCTGCCCTGCGCCGCGCCCCAGTGCCCCGCCTACGGCGATTGTGCATCCGCCTATGAGAAGTCCCGGCAGAGCTTCCAGCTGGAACAGCACCCCAAAACAAACCTTGAACACTTCCACGAGATGACCGCCGAACAGCTGGCGGCGTGGATCATGTGTCCCTACTCCATCAACCCCGACACCTGCCGCGGCAAGGAATGCCTAAAATGCTGCACCGACTTCCTGAACGCCCCCTACGAGGGCTTCGACCTCGACCCCGGCGAACAGGAGCCGTAACGCACGAACAGGAGCGCCAAAAGCGCCCCTGTTTTGTCGTAATTCCCACAAAACGCCCTTGCTATCCACGACAGAATGTGCTATTCTGACGGTAAGAACAGCAAGGAGGCCGCCACCACACATGACACGAGAGGAATTTATTTTTGCCGCCCACAGCATCCTGCCCTACAGTTTCGAGGACACCAACGCCGCCCTGGACCGCGCCTTTGCCGCATCACCGGAGAAGCAGGCATACACGCCCCACGACGTACAGGCGCTGGACATCGCCATGCGCCTTTCCGGGGCATCGCCCGAGCTATCCGACATTGTCATGGACGAACTGGATATAGAATCGCTTTCCGACCCGGAACAGCAAATGACCGCTGCACAGTTTATCGACGAGGCGGAGCGCCAGGGCTTCCCCCGCCGCCTTGCGGAGCTGGTGACGCAGCACAGCGAACAGGAGACCTACGACATCGCCGACCTGGACGGACTCGGCCTTCTCGATCTCGTCATCACCCCGGACCGCTACGACGACCCGGAGATCCACAAAATCATGCAGACCATTTTCTCCGTTTTCGACGGGGAATAATAATAATTCAAAACCGAAAGGGGAGCAAAACTATGACCACAAACTACACCTGCCCGGAGTGCGGCGCCACCGTTACCCAGGAACAGCTCAGCATCAAGGGAATGTGCCCGGAGTGCGGCTGTCCCTCATCTGCCATCTACGCCGCCCAGCATGAAAAGGAAACGCAGGAACGCCGCGAAAGCGCCGCCAAGGAAGAAGCCGCAGCTGCCGCGCTGCCCAAGACCTCCGACATCAGATACAAAACCAGCGCCGCCAATATGCTGGAGGTGTTCGCGTACATCGTCTGGGTATGCGGTGGTATCAGCGTCATTGCCATCGCCATTTTGGCCAGCCAGCTTCGTTATTCCTACTATTCCTCCAGCGAAACAGGCACCACTATGTTTTTCCTGGCGGTCGCCGCGGCTGTATCCGCGCTGTTTTTCGGTGGCCTGCTCTACGGCGCATCCAAACTGCTCATTGACGTTCACGCCGCCCGCGTAAATCTGGAACAGCTCAACAAAAAGAAGGAGGCGCAGCAGTAATGGCCCTCAAGACCTGTCCCCACTGCGGCCACAACGTAAGTGACCAGGCCATAAAGTGCCCCTCTTGCGGCAAGGACCCCCGTTATACAGACTTCCAGCTGGAACAGCGGGAACAGCAGCACAAGAAAAAGCGCAAAACGGCCATTATCATTGTTGCCGCTGCCGTTGTCTTTCTCGCCACGCTGTATTTTTCCCTTCTGCGTCCCGCCATCAAATATCAGTCCGCTTGCAGAGCGCTGGAATCGCAGGACTACAGAACCGCTGCGGAAAGCTTTATTTCCCTCGGGGAGTACAGGGATTCCGGAAAACTGGCGCAGAAAGCGATGTACAGCTACGTGAACGCCCACATGAATAGCAAAGATGCCACTTCCGTCCGGTACGTAAAGAAACTTCAGCAACTTGGTTATCCGGGGGCGGATGACTTATCCTCCCGTCTGTACAAATGGTGGGCCGTTGTTCTTACCTGCGCCGACCCTGATAACAGGGATTCCAAGCCAAAATTCCACGACGGCGACCCCATTTACTTCCATGCGACGTTTGGCGGAGGAGAGCCCGGCAAAACATTGACCTTCCGCTACGAGGTGTTTGTTGAGTCTCGATACAGCGGCCTTGATGACCACGAAGAAACGGGAACTGCGATCTACGATCCGGCGGCATCGGATAATACATGGTGGTACGGCTGGGAGGACTTCCCTGCAAACGGCTATCGCTATGCGTCCATCAAAATCTACGATAACACCACCAATGAACTTCTCGGCGAGGCCGGCGCTGTATTCACTCCCGACAGCACCACATACCAGCAGACCTATACTGCTACCTCCACTACAGAACCAACGATACCAGAGCCACCCGACACCAGCGACATCGTTATTCCCGATGTGCCGGATTACTCCCACATTCTCGACAAATACGAGGACGACACCTATACCTCCGACACCACCACCCAGGAAAAGCCCAAAAAGCAGAAATATGTCCGCCAGTACAACCCCGAAACAGGCACATGGGACTGGATGTGGGTGGACGACGATTAAAAGCAAACCACGCACGGCATCCGCCGTGCGTGGTTCTTTTCCCTTCCGGTCAACCGACCGGAATATTTTTTTGCCTGCTTCCCTTGACACGGTGCCTATACTCCATCATAGAAACACAAGAAAGGAGGCTTCCCCATGATCCCCTCCAACATCCACCTTGGCGATACCGTCACCCGCCGCATCGAGGCCACAGACCGCAAGGCCACCGGAACAGTCGTTTACATCCACCCGGAGGGCCGCTACTACACCGTCGAATTTGACCTCGGTCTCTACAAAATCCGCGAGTCCTTCAACACCTGAAAATTTTTCAAAAAACTTTCAGAAGTTCCCTTGACACGGGGCGCATACTTAAAATTGCCGAAGGGGAGACCCCTTCCCCGACGGCTTCGGTGTACCCCCCGAATTATATAAGCCCTTCCGTAAGAAAGGCTGCACCGGTCTTACATCCATTCTTCCGGTGTCCCGCGGGCAGTTCGCGCAGGAACGGTGGTTGGGGTGCAGGCACGTCTCCGCGCCTCAACCACCAACTTAGGAGGAAACGATACCACATGGAAGAAATTTGGAAAAAAATCGACGGTTTTCAAGGTAAATACTTTGTAAGCAATTTAGGGCGCGTTAAAAACAAGGCTGGCAGAATTATAAGTCAGCGTGTGCAAACGCGTAGGCATAATTATGTTGAAGTAGAATTATGGGAAAATGCCGTTAGACACCGATACAAATTGCATCGCTTGGTGGCAAAAGCGTTCGTTGAAAACCCATACCAATATCCAGAAGTTAATCACAAGGACGAAAACCCTCTCAACAACCGCGCTGATAATTTAGAATGGTGCGACCATCTATATAATTGCAGGTATGGGACAAGGGGAGTTCGCATAGGAGCGAGGCTTTCGCGGCCAGTCGCTCAACTGAAAAATGGGACAATCGTTGCAGTTTGGGATAGCATTAGAGATGCAGGCAAGGCCGGGTACACAAGGCCGAGCATCACAAAATGCTGCAACGGAGAATATTCTCACCATAAAGGCTATCAATGGAAATTCCTTTAACCCGGTGTCGTAGCTCAGCTGGCAGAGCAGCTCATTCGTAATGAGCAGGTCGTGGGTTCGATCCCCACCGATACCTCCAATTCTACGTGGACACCGCGAGTGACGAGCGTTTAGCGGGATAGCCGTATGGGTGATGCGAAGTCCTGAAGTAAGCCCCTCAAGCCTCGATGCAGTAATTGCGCCTGTGATCTGCTGGCAAAAGCGAGGCACGGAAAAGATCTGGCGGCTCGGAAAGACGAGCACCCCCCCTCAATGCAGACGTAGCTCAGTCGGTAGAGCAGGATAGCCGAGTGGTTGTCGTAATATGTGGGTTCGAGCCCCACCGTCTGCACCAGATCCAGTGCTCCGGCGAAGTACAAACTGGAACGGGCTTCCGGGGATAGAGCACAAGAAGGAAGCAGAAACGTGTACCTATCGGGGCTAACCGCAAGCAGCCGACACGCAGCGGTGACAGCCGGGAAAGACCGGCACCCCCCTCATGCAGACGTAGCTCAGTTGGTAGAGCACGCAGCGTTCCCGGCGCTGATTCCTGGTCGTTGGTTCGAGTCCAACCGTCTGCACCATAGGCGTGACCTCTTGCCTCGCAGCCGCACGGAGCGTAAGCCTGCGAAAGTGGTCTTTCCTGTGCGCTGTACGAAAGCGGCAGGACGAAGTAATTTATGTATTGGCTGGCACCGGCTTTGTAAAGATGAACGGATGCGACCGACGTACCGGCGCAGGGCTGAAAAGTTCCGTGGTTGGTTCGGGTGCCGGCGTGTGCGGCGAAAATCCGAGGCGAAACCTGTAGATGTGGAAGCGGCGTGGTGGCGGCTGTCTTTGGACAAGGCCGCCGTGTAGGTCAGTAGCCATCCGCACCGGCACCCCGCCAACTGTGTCCCCGCACATCGTAAACAGAGGTTGCGCATGAGACTATCAACACAGCAAAAAGGTGTAACCACAGAACTTGCGGTCGCCACATATTTTTTATCTCTTGGCTACAACGTTTCTTCTCCCTTCTGCCAAGACAGCCGATACGACCTGATCTTGGATGTATGCGGGAAACTTTTGCGGCTTCAGGTAAAAACGCCGCGCCTTAGTGGAAATAACTCCATCATTCTAAGCTGCAGAAGCACAACAACAAACTCAAAAGACAACAAAAGCCACACCTACAGCAAGACCGAAGTTGATTTCATAGCAACCTTTTGGGATGGACGAGCGTATCTAATCCCTGTAGGGGAATGTGTGAATAGCAAGCGGTTGTACTTGCTTTCGCCACGGCAATCCAACTGGTCGTTTATCGGGGACTACTTGGCGGAAAAGGTCTTGAAAAACCTGTAGGTACATTCGCAGCGTTTGTGTAATGGTAGCACATCGGTCCTCCAAACCGATAGTGGCGGTTCAAATCCGCTACGCTGCTCCATGCCCGCCTGATGGATGACTTCCCCCATCAGGAATGAAACCTCCGCATCTGGCAGCGGTGTCGCCGGGTCGAACCAGCCGGTAGCACGATTTGGGCGTGACAGCGAACGAAGGAACGCCCCACCCCCATCGGGGAGGCGGGCATCCCCCAGCCCGTCCTCCCCACTCTCTACGCAGGAGCGCCGTCGGGGCGCTTGCACGGCACACACAGAAATCTCCTTTCTGCTGCTGTTGTTCGGACACATCAACACCTCCAATGTTCATGTCATCTTTTCCGTGCGCCGGCAAGCCATGCGGGTTCGACTCCCGCCTCCTGCTCCATCGGACGCGACAGGCGTCCGCGGTCCAGATAGGACCTCCTTTATAAATGCTGCGGCTGTAAGAAGCGGCACCGGGTTTTGTTCATTTTCCCCGGCTCCTGTTGGAATACAGGCAGGCCAAGCGATTTCTCCTTCCGGGCGGCGCGGTCTGGGCAACCCGCCGCCCAACCCCCTGGGGGGTTAGCTCAATCGGCAGAGCAGGCCGCTCATAACGGCCCGGTTCCGGGTTCAAGTCCCCGATCCCCCACCAGCCGCAAGGCGATAAAACGTTTCAGTCTAAAATCTACAATAGAAAGGAGGCACATTCCATGACCAAGAGCGAGTTTATTTCCACTCTGGCAGCAGCGACCGACATGAAGAAGTCCGACGTCGAGCGCGTGATCGCCGCAGCTGCCAACACTCTTACCGGCGTCATGCGCTCCGGCGATTGCGTGAATATCTCCGGCTTCGGCATCTTCACCAGCAAGGTCCGCGACGCGCACCCCGGCAAGAACCCCGCTACCGGCGAGGCCATCACCGTCCCCGCTAAGCGCGTGGCCATCTTCAAGCCCGCAAAACAGCTCAAGGATGCCGTCAACAGCTGACGCGCCATCCGCAGCCATACAAAATATCCCACATTACGAGCCGGACGGCATACCGCCCTCCGGCTTGTTTTGTAAACTATATTTCCGTTGCGTTTTGAATATCGGCAAATATGCAAACTCGTCCAGTGAAAATCATAACACGCTTTGCAAAAACACAACAAATAACCAAAGACACACTTTGCAAAACTTCTTACGAAAAGGAGAAACCTGACATGATTTACTTCGACAACGCAGCCACCACGCCGCCCGTTCCCGGCGCATTTGGTGCCGCCACACAGTGCGCCATCTTCGGCAACCCTTCCAGCTCCCACGCCGTTGGGCGCGAGGCTAAGGCCGAACTGGAATCTTGCCGTGCCATCATCGCCGACAAACTGAACTGCGAACCGGACGAGGTGTATTTCACCTCCGGCGCCACCGAAGCCTGCAACTGGATGGTCAAATGCCTCCGCATGGAGTCCGATGGCATCATCTACAACGGCACCGTTCACCACGCCGTCAGCGAGGGCATCCACGCCTATTCTTCCCCCAACGCGCCCCGCGGCAAGCCCTCTGCCGTCCTTTCTCTCGTCAACAATGAAACCGGGCAGATAAGCGACGTGGCAGCTTTCTGCCGTAAAAACCGTCCGCACCGCATCGGCCTTGACGCCACCGCCGCCGTAGGCCACATCCCCGTGGACTTCAAGGCGCTGGGTGCGGACTACATGGCCTTCGGCGGCCACAAGTTCGGTTCCCTCAAGGGCATCGGTGCACTCATCGTCCGCCGCGGCTGTCCCATCGCCCCCATGATCTTCGGCGGCGCACAGGAGCGCGGTATGCGCGGCGGCACGGTCTCCGTCCCCCTTGTCAGCTCTATGGCCGCCGCCCTCACCTGGCGCTCCCTACACATGGAGGAAAACGAGAAAACTATCCGCGCCGTCGCTCAGGAACTTATCATTTCCCTTGGTTGCCACCGTGTGGATTTCGACATCAATCTGCCCGTCGGAAAAAGCAGCAAGGATTGCGCTCCCCACATCCTCTCCATCCGTTTCCCCGGCGTCTACGGCGCTGCCCTCGCCGCCGCCCTCAGCGTAAACGGCGTCATGGTGTCTACCGGCTCCGCCTGTTCCTCCGGCGACAACGCCGCCTCCGCCAACCTCATGGCCAGCGGCCTTACCGAGCAGCAGGCACTGGAGACCATCCGCTTCTCCTTCGACTGGTACAACACCACCGCCGAGGCATCCGAGGCCGCCGGCATCATCGCCGATATCGTCCCCACTCTCCGTCGCGGCTAAATTTTGAAAATTTTTTCAAATCCCTTGCACAAAATCCGCATTTGCCGGTAGACTATACTATGACAAAATTTTGTAAGGAGGACACCCCCATGTCTATCAGCCCTGAAAAGCTCAAGCAGTACATCTCCCTCAAGGAAGCGGCCCTCACCCTGCGCCCCGACTTCGCCGTAGACTGCAACGATCCCAAACCCGAAAGCGAAACCGCCACAGTCTCCGTCGTGCTCCACACGCCGTTTATCGGTCTGGACAGAACCAAGACTGCCATCGCTTCCCTGTTCACATTCTGCGACACGTTCATTGTCGCCGACAGCGATGTGATCCACAATATCGTCCGCTTCACCTTTGGTGTGGACGGTATGCAGAAGGAGGAATGACCCCATGCTCGTCACCAACGTGATAAAGCGCGAATACCCCTTCACCGTCCGCCGCAAGCGGGACGGCGAGATTATGACCATGCTCATCACCGCCGAAAGCGAGTCCGCCGCCCGCCTCCTGCTCCCCGACACCGTGGAGATTTTAGAACCCCGCGAACCTCACAGGAAGGAGGAATGACCTGTGCCAAGATCAAGTAGGCCAGAAAGGACACTTCTTGCCGCCACAGATTCCTACATCAAAAACTGCGCCGCCACCGGCGCTTCCCCCCGCACCGTCGAGGCGTACACCGCCACGCTGGAGAACTTCGTCAACTTCTTCATCGAGTCCAAGGAGAACTACGCCGACCCCTCCTACGCCACCATCCTTTTGTGGCGCGACAACCTGATCGACAGCGGCTGCAGCACCTACACCGTCGCCCTCTACGTCAACCGGCTCCGCACCTTTTTCGACTACGCCAGCGACCCCGAGTGCGGCGGCTGGTACGCCAACAATCCTGTCTCCCGCCGCCTGACGCCCGACACCCGCAAGACCGCCCGTCGTCCCTATGATGTGCTTCTCACCGACCAGCAGGTGATGAAGCTTTGGCGCAACGACAAGCCCGCCACCGCCAAGGCGAAAACATGGCCCCGGAATTACGCCATCGTCATCATGCTTCTGACCACCGAGCTTCGCAACGCCGAGCTTCTGGACCTTACCCCGGCGGATCTCCACTGGGAGGACGGCGAGCTCTCCGTCGAGAGCGGCAAGGGCAGCAAGTTCCGCCGCATCGACTTCCCCGACATCGCCCAGTCCGCCGTCCGTATCTATCTGGCCAGCGGCATCCGCCCGAAGGATCTTCCCGACACAGCGCCCCTGTTCGGCAACACCGCGCCAAAGGGTTCCTTCGGTCCCCGCACCGGCGATGAGAACCGCGAGTGGCAGCGCGGCTCCCGTCAGTGGCTCTCCACCCTTGTGGAATCCCACGTCAGGGCAGTCACCGGCGTTCCCGACATCCGCAGCCACGACCTGCGCCATGTAGGCGCCCGCATCGACCTCAACGCCGGTATGAAGCAGGAGGAGCTTCAGTCCAAGCTGGGTCACACCAATCCCAACGTCACCCAGCGCTATTCAGGCCGTCTGCTTTCCCGCACCGGCAAGCGCTCCGCCGCCCTCGTTCTCGAAGCCCGTGAGCGTCAGGCGGACATCAACGCCAACATTTTGGCCGGGAGGGTGCAAAATGCGTAAAGATTTGTCACCCGCCATTGACGCGCCCGCCCGTTTGTGCTACAGTAAATGTGATACAGCCCTCCCTTTACACACAGGCTGCGTCTCCCACTTTTCAAGCCCTCCCGCCGCCGAGTGTTACCCCCCCCCCCTTCACTCCCGGCGGGAGGCATCTTTCTGTTTCGCCCGTAAACGCCCTCTGCGGCGTTTCTTTTTTTACCCGTCAAACTACCCTCCTGTTAAAGTAGAAAGCCCCCTGTGACGCTCTGTGCGCCGCAGGGGGCTTATTTTCATTTCTCCGGTCGTTTTTGTCCTATCGCCTTATGCGCTCCGAGGTCACTTCACGATCTCCCACGTGCCGCTTTTCCCGTCCGCGCTCCGCGTCACCTTCACGGTGTACGTTTCGGTCACGGACGGCTGTTCCGGTGTCTCCGGCTGTTCCGGCTCCTGCGGCTTCTCCGGCTCCACATATTCCAGCCCGCAGAACTCGCACAGCGCCTTGCAGTCCGCCACAGCGCAATCCTCCATGTGCTCATGGAACCACGCCGCGTCCTCCGGGTTGTCGTGGTACACGTGCTCCTGGTACACGGCGTAGGCGTTCGTGTCGTCCAGCTCGTGCAGGTCGCTCCGCGTCGCCGTCCGGCATCCGTGGGGGTAGATAGCCTTCCGGTACATCACCATCAGCTCCGCCAGCTTCTTCCCGTTAGCACTGCTGGGGTGGTACATGGACAAAAATCCTTTTACCGTGCCGTGCCCGGTGGGACCGTTGGTGCTGCCGTTGGTGTGGGACACATAGTGCACCTTTGCGCCCCACTGATTGGACTCCTTGATGGCGCGGTACATATAGTCCGGGCCGTACTCGTCGCTCATGGGCGTCCGGCGGGGACCGCGCATGATGTCAAAGCCGCAGCGTTCCAACATGGGCTGCAGAATGTCCAGAAACTCGTTGTTCTCCAGCGTTTCATAGCACTGCTGCCCATCCGGGCGCTTATAGCAGCACTGGTTGGCCTTGTGGTACGCCGGGGACAGATAGATTTTCGGCTTCTCCGCAGGCGCGTCCTCGTCGCTTTCCTGATAATCCGGGTAGCCGAAGGTGTACGAGGACTTCACGCTGGCGTACTCCTTCTCGTACACGCCGCCGCCGTTGATCACCACGCCGCTCTGCGGGCTGGTGTTGCCCTCGATGGTGCGGAAGCCCTTGCCCACGATCTCCGTCACGATGCCCGTGTGGTCATCGCCAAAGAAAACCTGTGCGCCCACCTTCGGCGTAGTGCCCAGCTGTCCCGCTGCCTTGAAGTACCGCTTCAGGTAGTACACGCCCGCGCCCAGACTGTCGTCCGGCAGGTTCTGCAGCCGCTTCGCCTCTGCTACGCCGAACGCCTGCACGTTCACCCACGCCACGAACGTGGTGCACCACGGGTACCCCTGCTTTTTCCCGTTATAAAAATGGGGGATGGCGTCAATGTCCCGTGCGTACTTCGTGAAGTTCTTGTCCCCGGCGTTGGCGGTCTTGCTGTCGAGATAGTGTGTCTCCGGCGTGTCGTTGGAAGCCTTCTCAAGATAGCCCAGCTCCTCCCGGGCTATCTTGATGACCTTACTGGCGCCGTTCATACGGCTTCCTCCACCTTGTCCTTCAGCTGCTTCGTGATCTGATTAACGCCCGTCGCCGCCAGACCGCTGACGATACCCACAGCCGCGCTGGTGATGTAGTCCTGTGCGGGATAGTCGGGGATGATAAACATACCCACAACGCCCAGCACAAGGCCGCACACGCCCATAATGACCGGGATCCACTTGTCGTTCAGCCCGCTGGCCTTAACAGCCATGCCGATGAGGTAGCACACGACGGTGATCGCCGCCACACTCGCAATGCCCAAAGATGCAAAATCCATACTGTTCTTCCTTTCCGGCGTCAATGCGCCTGTCCTGTTTGTGTAAAACAAAATGGGACTGCAGCCGGTGTTCTCCACCGGCGCAGCCCCATTCGGCTTTCTTCCGCGGCCCCATTGCCGCGAGTATTTGTTTGTGCGGTTGTCTCTTACTTTGCTTCAGTCTCGCCGTACACGCTCTCGATCAGCGCACACAGCTCCGTGTACTGCTCGTCCGTGATGCGCCCCACGGCGTAAAACACGTCGCACTTCTGCTGTGCCTCCTCCTTCGTCTTGTAAAACCGCTTGTTGATGAGCTTCGTCATAATGTTGTACATAGTCGTTCTCCTTTCAGTTTTTAGCTTGTTTTTGTTGCGTTGGCTACCAGCCACGTCATAAACTCGTCGGATGCCGTTGCGCCGGTGGCAAATGTAATTTGTGTGATTTTTCTGCTTGAATCAACCCACGAATTGTCGGAAAACTGATACGTCGTATAAATGGTGGATGCGTTGAGATAAAAAGTTGCTGTTGTTGTGCCAGTGCTTCCCACTCCAATTTTGACTCCGTTAAAAGACCCGCCGGGGGTTGTTGCAGAAAACGCCACGGTCTCGTTAATGGTATTCAACGCAGGATTCAGCGTGTCATTCAGCACCCACGTTCCGGCCAGCTCCGGGACTTCGCTCTCCTTATGCAGCCGGATGCACACGATGCCGCTGCCGCCGGTTCCGCCCTGCATGAGCCCAATGCTTTGGGTATAATAACCAGCTCCACCGCCGCCTCCGCCGCCGGTATTGGCCTCCCCGGAATAAGCAGCTGTTTTAGGGTCTGTCCCCCCATCGCCACCACCACCTGCACCGCCAGTTCCAGCAACAAATCCACTTCCGTAATTTCCGCCGCCTCCGCCGCCAGAGTATAGTTTCCCCGCGCTTTCTCCGAACTCCCTTGTGGTCGTTCCCTGTCCTGTACCACCGGTGCCGTATGCAGTTGCACCATTGCCTCCATCACTACCGCCATCGCCGACAACGCCACCGCCAGCGCCTCCACCACCGCCGGAACCACCGTTGCCGCCAGTAGGTTTCGTGCCTGAAACCTGTCCACCGTTTACCGTAGAGCCGAAAGCCGACGTGTCACCGCCAGCGCCTCCAGCGGTACTATATGTGCCCCCGTTTCCGCCAGCGCCAATGACAATGGGATATTCCACGCCCGCCCGGGGCACGATGTTTGTCAGCGTCATGGTGTAACCACCAGCACCGCCGCCACCGCCATAAGAAGTGTTTTGCGAACTACCTAATGTGCCGCCTTGTCCGCCTGCACCGCCTCCCACAAGAAAAGCGTCTATCGCGGCCTCCTTGTTAAAGGTCAGCACACCAGTAGTCAGAAATTCCACCACGCCGTCCTCCAGGCGCTCGTTGTACTGCCCCGTGTAGGTAAAATCTAAGCGGTCAACAGTCCCCCCCCCCCGAAATTAACGCTTTACCGATAATCATGCTCATCCGATAACCTCCATATCCGCCTGATAGATGGTTTCCACAGCCTCGCCCAGCTGCTGCGTCAGGCTGTCTATCTCGTTGTTGGCCTCCTCCAGTGCCGTCAGCACCTCTTTGCCGTCACGGTAGAACTTGCCCTCCGTGTACGTGTCGCCCATGCCCACCGGCCTGTCACCGGTGTACACGGCGGAGGGGAAGAACTGCTCGTTCCGCTTGTCCATTTCGATGATGTTTGTAACAACACCGTTTTCAACCAATGCGTATCTCACTTAATCACGCTCCTTAATCCGAAATCTTGGTGGCGTTTGCGGTGAACCATGCGTAGAACTCCGGGGAAACTACTTGATAGCGGTTCCAGAATTTTATGGTTTTTGCTGTTGATTGCCTCCACATGTTATGTGTAAAGTCATATACCAGTACATAATTTGTCGACAAATCACCGGAGTTATGCCCAAAGCACAGATTGGTTATGGCAGAGAGTTCTCTTGCGCCCATCACGGTATAAAAGTTGGAGCCAGCATAGGCGAATGTCCCGTCATAATCGAAGTTCTCTGTAAACAAAGTGCTTGGCCTGGTAAGTGTGTCATTAAACTTCCACGTTCCACTCAGCACGTTCTCAGTGGGGTCGTCTTGGTGCAGGCGGATACACACGATACCGCTGCCGCCAGCAGTCCCTTGACCGCCGGGGCTGGAACTACCAGAGGATGCTTTCCCGCCGCCACCGCCGCCGCCGGTATTAGCCGTAGCGTCAGTTGTGGAATTTCCATTTGCGCCGCCCCCTTCACCGCCAGCTCCCGCAGTTCCAAAGCTTCCGTATATTCCTTGACCACCGCCACCACCACCGGAATACAGTTTTCCGGTTGCTTCGCCAAACTCTCGCGTAGTGGTTCCTTGTCCTTTTCCGGGGTTTCCGGTTGTCGGGGATCCGACATTCCCACCATCCGATCCGTTTGACCCGCCATCTCCGGCGTTCGTCTGCCCGCTTGCGGAGACGCCTCCTTTTCCGCCGCCAGAGCCGCCGTTAGCAACAGTTCCACCTGAAACCGTATAGCCAAAAGCCGAAGTCTCACCGCCGGAGTTGCCGCCTCCGGTGCCCCCGGCACCAATAACAACTTGGTATTCCACCCCTTTTCGCAGCAAAGCATTTACGATAGTTCTTGTGCATCCACCGCTTCCACCGGCTCCGCCATAGCCGCTGGATGATGTAACAGTCACACCACCGGCACCACCGCCAACCATAAACACATCCACATACGTGTCCTTCTTCATCGTCAGGATGCCGGTTTCCAAAAACTCCACTACACCGTCTGCGGTACGCTCATTGAACGTACCGCCCGTGTAGGTGAAATCCAGCCGATTGGCAATTCCGCCTCCCCCTGCTGTCACCGCTCTGCCTGTAATTGCCATATAAACCTCCGTTCCCGACCTCCGAAACGGAGGTCGTGTTTATTCTTTGTGTACGCGCATACAGATAATGCCCGAGCCGCCGCTTCCGCCCGGACGACTGGAGCTGCTATAGCCGACGTAATCAAAACCGCCGCCTCCGCCGCCTCCGGTGTTAGGTGTTCCATCTCCGCCAGAGCCATGCAGCTTTGCGCCATTGCCGCCGCCGCCTGCGCCACCGGCTCCACCAGCTGCATCGTATCCGCCGTTGTATACATATCCCCCTCCACCGCCGCCGGAATAGAGTTTGCCGGTTGCTTCACCAAATTCACAAGTAGTCGTGCCCTGTCCGGTTCCGCCAGAGTTGCGCCCGCTGCCACCGGAGGCACCATCTGAACCACCGGCACCGCCAGGTATCCTTTGGGCACTACTCGCCCAGCTGCCGCCGCCACCGCCAGAGCCGCCGTTGCCGCCTGACCCGGTATTAGTTGGTGCGTGCTTGCCGCCATCAGCGGCAGCGAAAAGCCCGTTGTTGCCCGTAATGGACGTAGCGCCGCCGTCAGCGGTACTGTCGCCAGTTCCGCCAGCACCACCCGCACCGATCTCGATGTTGTACGTGCCTTTATTCAGAAGCACGTTCAAAACCGTCTTTGTGTAGCCGCCGCCTCCGCCGCCATTATTGATGTTGGAGCTCATTACACCTCCACCGCCGCCGCCCACAAGAAACAGGTCCGTGTACACATCTTTCTTGATGGTCAGCACGCCGGTAGACAAAAACTCCACAACGTTGTCCTCTGCGCGGCGGATGTACTGCCCGGAATACTCGAAATCAATATCCGGTGCTACACCCCCCCCCCCCCGCTATTTGCGACCTACCGATAATAACCATCGTTAACTTACCTCCTTCACGTCGTACACCGTCACCTGAATACTCAGGTCAGCGGTGGGCTTTTCGCCCACAGCGTAGGCGGTGAATGTTCCGTTGTTGTTGGCGATGTAAATGGCGTTGGTGCCGTCGTCCAGCATCTGCTGTATCGCCGTTGCGTCTGCCTGAATGTCCGCCTGACTGGTGGCCGTGCCGCCTGTGATGGTCACGCCCTGGGTGTAGGGGCTTGCGCTCCCTGTCCAGCTTGCCGCAAGCAGCGTCAGCGTCAGTTTGTCCGTTATGTCCTGCTTTTTCGGCACAGCGCCGCTCAGTTCCTCCACCTCGTTGCACAGCGCGTTCATGTTCTCCGCGTTCAGTGCAGGCGGCGCACCGTTGTTCCATCCGGGGTTCTTGTAACCTGCCATATCGTCCCTCGCTCCTTTCGTCCGTCAATTTTTTGCTACGGTCCACAGGGCGTCGCCCTGCCGTATCAGTATCTGTGCGCCCTCTGCGCTCCCGGTCTCAGCCCACGGCACCGCGCAGATCAGCGCCTGCTGCCGCGTGTTGTCCTGCGTCTCGCAGGTGATCTCCGCGTTGACGAATACCCGCAGCACCTCGCCCTTTCGGTTTTTCAGGAATAAGGTGTTCTGCGTCAGCGCCAGAGCAAACAGCGCGTCCCGCTTCGCCAGCGTGTCGCTGTACTCCGCATTGGCGCCCACCTCGCCGATATAGCCGCTCAGCTCGCCGCTTTGGTACAGCTGCGGCACCATCTGCACCGTGGGGTATCGGGTGAAGTTTTCCAGCAGCGTCGGTCGGTTGTTGTTGCTCACCGTCCCGCTCTCCACGTTCAGGCTGAACCGGAATATCTCCTCCACCCGGTATACGTTGTCGCCGTCCTCCGTGCAGGAGAGTATCGTCCAGTCCCACAAGCACACCGTCACCGGCTGGCTGGGCAGCGCCGTGGTCGCAAAGGATCTCTCCCCCACGCCGAATACGTAGTAGGTGTACGTTCCCTGCGAGGCCGCCGCGCAGTCGATCACGCTGCGCTCCGCGTACCCTACGTCCGCCACGTGCACCAGCGACGCTGCGCCCTCCTCTCTGCGGTATACGGCCCAGCCCGTCAGCGGCTCCTCCGCCACGATGTTGCCGCCCCGCAGGTCTGTGGCGAAGTCCGCCAGCAGCAGCGTCCTGTCGCCGAACTCCGGTGTGTACCCCGCTGCGCTCATCAGTGCCGCCACCACCGTGTCCGTCAACTCGCCCTCCTCTATCCACAGGTAGTCGCACACCTGTGCGCCCACCAGCTTCACATTTACCACGGTCATGTCCGCCATCACCGCGTCCGCCATGTATTTCAGCACCGAGAATTGGCTGGCCCGGGGAAATAGCCGCACCGACGGTTCCAGACTCTCCGCTGGGAATAGTCCCCGCTCATACCGCCGCCGCACATACAGTTTTCCGCCCGTCAGCGCCACCGTCAGCTCGTCCTCCGGGGCAAAGGCAGCGTTCACCCGGCCTATCTCCGCGCCGCCCTGCATAGCCCGCACCACCGTTGTGCTCACCGTCACCGTCAGCGACTTTCCATCCGCGCCGGTCAGGTTGAATAGCGTCGCCGGCAGCGTCTTTACCGTCCCCTGCCATACGATGCTTATGGGTGTCGTCAGCGCCATCGCTTCGCCCGTCACCGTGTCCCACGTCACTGTGGATCCGGCAGGAAGGTTCAGCTCCCCGTTTCGGATGGTGTACTCGCCCTCCGCCGTGCCTGGTATGTCGTAGGCGCCCGGCCACGACACCAGCACGCCGCTTTGCTTCCGCTTTACGCACGTCACCACCGCGCCGGTATAATTGCTGGCGCCGTATTGCACCGCGAACTGTACCCATCCCGTGTCTGCCACCACGCCGTTGCTGGTCTCCACCCGGCACCGCACGGCGTATTCCTGCCCGGTGAATAAGCCGTCGTAGTAAAACGCCAGCTGTGCCGTCGCCACGTTGCCCGTGTCGTACAGCACGTCCTCCGTGTCCATTGCCGGTGCAAGCTGCCACCGCGCCCAAATAATGGGGTCGCCCTGCGCCTGCGAATAGCTGGCCGTCCACGTCATCTCCTTCGCCGCCACCGGCTTCGTAAAGTCGTTGATGGTCAGCACCGGTGCGCTCCGGCACACGAATACCGATGCGCTCTGCTGCGTCACGCTGTCCGCGTCTGTCCACCACTGGGTGATGAGCAGCTTGTAGCTGTTCCCGTTGGTGATTCCCGCCGCAGCCAGCGCCGCCGCCGTGATCGTGTAGCTGAAAAACACCACATCGCCCTTGGCGTTTCGCCCGTAAAAGGGGCAGTTGTCCGTCCGTTTTCCCGAGTCGTACAGCTGTGCGCTCTCCGCCGTGTTGGCCAGAATTTTTATCTCAAACGCCGTCATGGCGTTCTGTCCGTCCACCTGCCAGGTCACGGTCATGTTTTGGCTTGCGTCCACCGTCCCGTTGCCCAGCGCTCCCAGCGTGGAGGGCGTGATATTTGTCGGCATAAAAAGTGCCATATCGTCCTTCCCTCCTTCCGTTTATGTCTTTGTCTCCGTTTTCAGCGGCCACACCGTCACTGTCGCCACCGGGAAGTCCGCCACGCTGGTGGCGGATATGGTCATCTGCCCCTCTCCTGTCAGCGGGCGGGAAAAGCCTGTCACCAGGTGCCGTTCCGTGGGGCTTCCCTGCTTATCCCGGCGCACCAGCGTCACAAGCTCGTTCTCCTTAATGTGAAAGATCTGGCCGCAGCTGATGTCCACGCTCTTCTGCAGCACCGTGGACCGCTTCAGCTCCCACTCTGCCCTGTCCCGGCACATGGTCTCCGTTGCGTAGCCGTCCTCCTCTGTCCACACCGTCTTGCGGCCTATCAGCTGTACGTTGGTGTCGCTCATGGGGTCGTTGTTGGTGGCTCTCGCCCCCGGCTGGCTGTTGTCGTCCAGCGCCGCCCCCAGAACGATGTAGTCGTTGTACACCTCGGTGTTTTGCGCCGTGTACGTCATGCCCAGCAGCGTCGCCTCCCCCATCGAAAAGGCGTAGCTGATGGGCTTTTCACTGTCTAAAAGGTCGTCCTGGCTTGGGTCTATCCGCAGCCGTCCCGTGGCGTCGTAGCCGATCCAGGCGTTCAGCATCTCCGCAAAGCCCAGTATCACCTCCGCGTATGTGCCGCTTCCCGGATCCACCTCCAGCGTGTACGGCGCGTCAACCAAATTTACTTCGGTTCCGTCCGTCAGCTTCTGCTTCTTGCCGTTGTAATACTCCGTGTACACAGGGGGGATGGGGTCTACCTTCCGCCCGTTTCCCTTGTCGTCCTGCAGCAGGGCGTTGATCTGCTGAAAGATGTTCACGTTCAGTTTTCCCTTATAGGTGCCCTCCAGTTTTCCCCACAGCGTCCCGTCCAGATTGGCCCACTTGTCCACCAGCTCGTACTGCATCAGCCGCCGTCCCGACTCCACTATTTCCTGCGGACTCTGTATCAGGAAAACGCCCTGCTGTATGTAGTAGTCCTCGCCGTTTGGCAGCACCAGCCCCTCGTCCAGCGCGATCTCCTGCCCGAACCACAGGTGGTTTACGTTGTAGTCGAACGCGCCGGCCACGTTCCCCAGCGTCACGCTGGCCGTTCGCCTCACGCCGTTCTGCAAATTTACCGTCAGCGCACCGTCGGCAACAAAGGCGCCGCTGTACTTATTTCGCGGGTTATTGTCCACGAAGAACGCCGTGCTCCCGTCCGGGTTCAGAAAGCGCAGCCGGCACAGTTTTTGGAACCGTCCTTTCAGCGCTCTCAGGTACGCCAGATATTTTTCCTGCTCCGTCATGGCACGTGCCCTCCGTTCAGCTGCGCTTACGCTTCTTCCTGTCCTCCGCCGCCGTCAGCGCGTCGCACTCCTCGTCCGTGGCCGCCCTGATCTTTCGTATGTCCGGGTTTCCCTTGCGGTACTGGCTCTCGCGGGTGATGTAGTACCGTCCCGTGATGCCCGTTATCGGTATCTCTCTGCCGCTTTTCATCACCAGGATGTGCCGCGTCTTTTTCGCCATAATCCAGCCGTCCTTTCTCACATATTCCGTCCGTCCGCGTACATGAAAACCATGTGGTTCCCAGCGTTCTTCCCCTCGCCGAATACCAGCACCACCACCTGCGCTCCCACCGGTGCTTGTGCCATCGTGCTCACATAGGGGAGAAAGCTCTCCGTTTCGTCAAAGGGTCGTTTTACGCCGATTTTCCCGTCTGCCGCCGCGGTCGTCACCTGCGCCCGGTACTGCCGTACCATGTCCGTCTGCGTCTCCCGCACCCGCCGCACATAAAAGTTGTCCCACAACCGCTTTGCCAGCTCCGCCAGCGTCTTTGCGTTCTCGTCCATGCTCTTATCCTCCGTAGGGCTTCACGTTGTGCGCCATCCGGCACATCTGCGCCACCGTCAGGTGCTCCGCCTGCTGCTCCGTCAGCGTGATGCCCTTCACGTTATAGGTGGGCCCACTGTGGTCGCTGTAGCTGCGGTTATCGCTGTTTCCCGCCACGCTGCGGCTCACCGGCGTCTCGCCGTACAATCCGCCCAGCTCGTTCACCCTGGCCCGGAACCGCGCATCCGCCGACGGCTTCAGCATCTTCGCCGTCACGTCGGGCGGAAGCACCATCTCGTCGTCCACCGTGGCCTTTATGCCGCCCAGCCCGTGCAGCACACCGCCGCTGTCGTACTTTTTCTTCCGTCCCCCGCTGACAGCGCCGATAATGCTTCCCGACACAACGCTCGTCCGGTTTGACTTTCCACTGTTCGGCAAAGAAATGTTGTTCTTGCCCATGCTGATGGCATCCGAAAGGTTCCCCGTCGGTTTATTGGATACGCTGGCTTTCTCAGACTTGGTGGATTTCCGCACGCCTGTCAGGTTGCCGACCTTTACCTCTGTGTATCCCGACGCATTGCCGGTCGCGTTCCGTTTGACCTCTACCGGCGTACCGCCCGCCGTGATGGTCACGCCTGCCGCAGCCGCCTTTGCCGCCAGCACCCCGTTGGCCCATTCCCACCAGTTCTGCACGCTCTGATCCAGCAGGACTTCCTCTTGAGCCACCGTTTCACCCAGCGCGTTGATGTATTCCTCCAGCGCGTCAATTTTCAGTTGGTACGCCGCCTCGATGGCCTTCTTCCTCGCCTCCAGTTCCTCAATGGCGAGGTCCAGTTCCATCTCCCGCTCATAGTCCCGCAGGTCCTTCTTCGCGTCCGCCAGATCCTCCTCGGCCTTCTTCACCTTCTCAGGGTCCGCGATCCACTCCCACTGCCCGGACTCGGCGTTGTACATCCGCACCGTGCGCTCGTTCCGGGCGTTCAGCAGCGCGTCCTGCTTCCGCATGACCTCCAGCCGCAGCTCCTCCAGCTTCTCGGCCCGGTCTATCTCCTCGTTCTGCTTCTTCAGCGCGTCGATCTGTGCGTCTATGGCCGCCAGCTCTGCGTCCCGCTGCTTTTCCAGCGCATCGATCTCGTCCTGATACTTCTTTTTCGCCGCGCTGCTGCCGGAACCGCCGGAGCCGCCGCCGCTGTAACCGCCTGTGCTTCCGGTGGTGCTGTTCCATCCGCCGCTGGGCGCCGTGCCCGTCAGTTTTCCCCACGCCTTGTTCGTCAGGTAGGATTGGGCTTCCTCCAGCGTCTTGAACTTTTTGTTGGCGACCAGCACCATCGACTGCTGGTAAATCCGCCCCGCGTTCAGAAGGTTGCCGTATGCCTGGGTGGTATATCCGATGGTGGCAGCCAGCGTCCGCAGCGCACTGATCTGCTGGCTGAAATTCAGTTTCGTATCGCTGGCCGTTATCTGCGCCGCAACTAGGTCGTACAGTGCCTTTCCCGTATACCCCGCCTGCTGTGCTTCAGCGATAAGGCCGTTTACGTAGTCCTGCGTGGCCTTTTGCGTCACGCCCAGGATCTCCTGCACCCTGTCATAGGCAGCCACCAACTGCCGCTGTTCCTCCGATACCGCAAAGCCATAGTTGATCGCCTTGCGTATCGTTTCTACTTCTTCCTCGCGGGCCTCCTGCAGCTTTGTCAGGGAGTAGTAATACTCCTCCTGCGTCTTAGTGCCCGCCTCCATCTGGTCCTGCACCAGTTTCACCGACGCCTTGTACTGCGCCAGCGATTCCACGTCCGCCTGCACCATCTGTACAGGGGTAACGCTCATGCCGCTGCCCACACTGTCGCCGCCGCCAACGTATACCTTGGCTCCGGTGCCGTGCAGCTCGTTCCATGCGTCCCACGCCTCAGACTCTGCGTCCCGTACCGCCTTCTCCTGCTCCTCGCGGATCGCCCGCAGCACCTCCAGCCGCTTTTCCTCCGCCTCCGTCAGCTCTCCAGTCTTGCTTATGAGCGCGTCGTACTCGTCCTCGGTCTCGCCCAGTGCACTCTGTGCCGTTTCAACGCCCGCCAGTGCCTTTTCATAGGCTCGCGCCTTTTCCGTACTCAGGCTGATCGCCACGGCCAGCGCCGCAAAGATCGCCGCACCCACGCCCAGCTTCGGCAGCATTGCCAGCAAGCCCTTTATCTGCCCGGAAAGCTGCGTGATCGCCATAGCGTTGCCGCCTATGGCGGAGGTCAGCGTTCCGAAGAATGTTCCCACGCCGCTGTTCATCAGCGCCGTAAAACCCTTGTTCGCCAGCGTCAGCACACCCACCAGCAGCCCCAGCTGTATCACCAGTCGTCCGGTGTCGCTGTCCAAAAACTCCACCAGCGCGATCACCTGGTCCAGCGCACCCTTTATGGTGTCCGTCTCCACCAGATGGCTGATGAACTCCGTCCACTTGTTGTGCAGTATCTCGGTCTTGCGGGTCCAGCTGTCCAGCGCGTTTTCCACTTCCTTGTCCGCGCTGCCCACCGCGTCGGCGTAGTCCCCCAGCATGGACTCGTACATATCCCAGTTCTGGATCAGCGCCAGCAGCTGCGAGGTACGCAGTTTTCCGCCGATGTCGCTGACCATCTCCATCAGCTGCTGCTCCGTCAGCAGCCCGTCCTTCATGCTCTTGGACAGACCGGCAATGGCCTTCATGGGGTTTATCACGCTGCCCGTGGCCTGCGCCGCGTCGTAGGCGTCCTTGGCATAGAGCTTGATGACATCCCGCAATCCGGCGATCTCGCCGGTGGTCCACGTCACGCCCTCGTCAATTTCCGTCTTGGTATCGCCGATGATATTCAGGAAAAGCGCCCGCAGCGCGGTAGCGGCCTCTGTGCCGGACCGCTGCGTCACCGCCGTAATGGTGCCGATAGCCGCCGTCAGTTCATCTGCGCCCACATGGGCCTGCGCCGCAATAGGCGCCACCTTGCCCAAGCCTTCGGCAATTTTTTCTATTGACGTTGCGTAATTGTTATCAATTTCATTTGCTCCATCGAGAACCTTCGTCAGCTGCTCGATGCTGCCCTGATACTTGTACGCCGCGTCCATAGAGAGCAAAAACTGCTGTGCGGTCTCTGCGTCCGTGTCGCCCACGATCTGCGTCTTGGTGGCCAGCTCCGCCAGCGCGGACGCCTGCTCGCCGTAGCCTGCGCGGCTGAAGTTTGCCACGCTGTTCAGGTACTCGTCCGCCGCCACGCCGTATGCGCTGGCGGTGTCGTATGCCTGCTTCTCGATCCTGTTCAGTTCCTCCGTGGTCGCGCCGGTGACTTTGCGTATCGTCACCATCTCGTCGTCCACGTCCTTCATAGTCGCCAGCGCTTCCGTGAAACTGCGCTTTAACCCGGCAATGGCGTTGCCCATCACCTGCCACAGCGCCATCTTTCCGGCCACGCGCACAAAGCTGTCGCCCATCAGGTCGGCAAAGCCGCTGCTCTCCTTGGCCGCCGTCCCCACGCTCCTGACCGACTGCGCCGCCTTTTCGCTGCTCTGCTGCACTTTCCCGCTGGCGCCCAAATATGCTTTTTCAAATACCGCCGCGCTCTCCTTGGCGCTCTTACCGCTCAGTCCGCTTACGCCGGTCAGGTCCTCTATGCGGCTCTGCATGGCGGTCGGCGCGTAGGTGCTACTCTGCTGCGCCGCATAGGCGCGGTAAGCATCCTTGGCCGCCCGCACCTGTGCCGCCGCCCTCTCCGCCGCTTTGGCCTGCGCCGTAAAGTTCTGCGTCACCTTCTTGCTGGTGATCTCCATCTCGCCGCTCTGCATATTCAGCGATTTGGACACCTGCACCACTTCGCCCACCTGGCGGCTGTAGTCCGCCACGGACCGGCGCAGCTCGCCCTCCGGGCTGAAGGTCTCCGTCAGTTTCTGCAAACTCTGCCGTGTGGCGTTTATCTGTACATCGGCGTTCTGCGTATTCACGCCCAAAGTCACCGGGCTGCTCTGCAGCTTCGCTATCTCTCCCTTGAGCTGCGAAAAATCAGGTACAGCCGTTACTTTGAAAATCGCCATACGCTACCTCCAATCGTCCTCTTCCCGTATCACGCCCATGTCCGCCGCCATTCCCAGCGTGGGGTCCGCTCCGTTCATGGCCCGCACCAGTGTTTCTTCCGCCCTGCCGTCAAGCATCTCCTCCACGAAGTTGCGGAAAAAGGGTCTGTTCTTTGGCCGTCTGCCCCAGTTGTACGCGGGGTCGTTTTTCTCGATCCGGTTCACCAGGTCGTCCCCGTCCACATGGGGGTTTATGGGTTCTCCGTTGCCGTCCGTTGCGCCGCTGGGGTGATACAGCAGCGTCAGGTTCATGCCGCCGTCCCGCTCATCCGAATACACCGTGGCGCTGGCGTTCATGTCCGCCAATCCCTTCGTGCCGCGCCGGCGCACATACTCCTCCGGCACCAGCTTGTCGTATACGTCCTCTACCACGTGCTCCCGCAAGCACTGCCGCATTTCCTCCGCCAGTGCGGGGCGCGATGCGCGAAAGGCATCCTTTACCTGCTTTTCCAGCGCAGCCATGTCCTGCTCAAACCCGCTGAACTGCCCCACCAGCTTCGCCATGTCCCGCGCCTCCCCTCTCTCACATACGCCAATGCGCTGCTCTACCTTAGCGCACTCGCGTCTGCCCCCTCCCCCGCCTTGCGGCAGGGGAGGGGATTTTTTGTTGTCGTCAGGCGTCCTTCACGCTCACAGCGCACTGGTCGGTGTAGGTCGTATCCTCGTACACGAAGGTCACTGTCATGTCACAGTCACCAGCAGTGGCCCCTGCGGAGATCAGTCCGCTTGCGTTCACGGTGGTGCCGCTGGGTGCGCCAGTCAGGCTGTAGGAGCACTTGGCAGGATCCAGCACCGCCAGCTGGCCGTTCTCCAGCACCGCCTGGGGCTTCACCTGCGCCGTACCGCTGACGGGGACGTTGATAACGCCGCCGATGGCGGTCACGATGCCCGTCACTACCTCAGCGCCGTTGTCCGGCACGTACACGTACCAGCCCAGGGTGCCGCCGGCGCAGTCCTCGCACTTGTCGGAGACCACACTCTCGTCCGTGCTCAGTGCGCGGCCCACGATCTGCGTGGTGTCGTAGTTGCTCTGGCTGCCGGTCACGGTAGCGGTGTCCGCCTGCAGCTTCAGCGGTACGTTGATGTACAGCCAGCCCTGGCGGGTTCCCTCGTTGGTCTTGGCGTTTACGTTTCCGTACACCGCCAGCTGGGCGGTGAAAAGGCCAACCTTGCCGTTCATGCCGGTGGTCAGCTTGCCGCACATGGCGCTGAGCTTGTTCACGAAGTACCACACCTTGTACTCGGTGCCGCTCACCGCGGTAAAGCCGCTGATGGTGCCGTCCGCCGCGATCTCATAGGCGATGCCGCCCTGCTGGATGCCGGAAGCCTTCTTGGTCTCCTGCACATAGGCGTAGGGCTTTGCCATCGCATACTGCGCCACAGGGGCGCCGTCGGTCACGTCCACCTTCAGCGCGGTGCTGTTCGCCGTCACCACCTGGCACACCGGGGCCACAGCGTTGTAGGTCACAGCGCCGCCCACGCCCGCCATCTTCGTCCGCAGGTCAAAGTTGGCCTGGGTGAAGTTCACCTGGATGTCCGGGTCGCTCTCGATGATGGTGGCAATGCCGTTGTTCAGTCCGGCACGCAGGGGATCGCTGTTCACGGTCACGTTGATGTTGCCCTCCTGGAACTTATTGCTGCTCAACAGGATCTGACCGGTTTCCATGTCGGCGAACTGCGCAGCGCAGATGCCGCGGGTATACAGTCTCGGATCGGTAAAAGTAATCATTCCGCTTTCACTCCTTTTTGATATAAAAAATGGAGGCAAAGCCCCGGTTTCCCGTTGGCTTCGCCCCACTTGGCGTTCCGCCCTGCCCGCTTGCAGGGCCTATTCCCTTCTCTATGCCTGTCCCATGCCACGTGTCGCTTCCTCCACGGGCCGCAGTGCCGTGTTGCCGTCGCTCACCCGGTCATAAAACAGGCTCGGCCACGGGTTGCCCCGTTTCCACTGTGTTCCTCTCGCCTCCGCGATGGTGCAGGTCATGTACCCCAATATCCGCTGCCACGTTTTTGCTTTTGTCTGCAGCTTCAGCAGTGGCCACGACTCTATTTCCGTCTCCTCCGCGTGTTCCAGCGCGGCCACCGTCGCCACCCTTTCCCACGCATCTCCGCTCAGTTTTGCGCCGCCGTTCATCTCCGCCAGCTCCCGCTGCGCTTCCACCAGCTCCGGGTTGGCCTCCGGCGGCGTCAGCTCAATTCCGTTCTGTGCGGCGATGATCTCCCGCAGGTACTGGAACTGCACCGGCGTAATGCGCCACAGCTCCTCTCCGTGCAGCACGAACTCCACCGCCGTCAACCGGCTGGGGTCTTTCGTGTCCACCTTGCAGCGAAACGCCTTCAAGCGCTCGTCCAACGGCTTTCCTCTCCCCAGCCGCAGGGAGAGCGCCAGCATCAAAAGCGCCCTTGACAGCAGCCCCACTGTCTCCTCTCCGCGCCCCATCGCGTCGTACTCCATCTTGTAGTAGGCCGCCAGCAGCGGCATCACAGCATACGCCACAGGGAGGCTCTGCTGCACGATGTCAATGCCCGGTCGCGCCAACTCGAATGTCTCCATCTCCTCCACAAGGATGGGGTACAGCGTCAGTCCCTCCGCCTGTACTTCCTCGTACCTGCGGCAGGCCCTTTCTATGCTCTGTGAGATCGCCATATAAACTCTTTTCCTCCCTCACGAAACACCTTTACGATAATAGCCTTGACTTCATTTCCCGGCTCCAACACCTTTTCCAGCCCCCTACACCGACAAACTGTTTTCCACTTTTCATTCATAGCAAACGTAACCAGTTTGCCACAGTCCGGACAAGACGCCGTCTTATAGAAAATTACTCTGTTCATAATTTCTATACTCCTTATTGATTATGCAGTTTTCTTATAAATGGATCCCCGCCTGTACCAGCAGCGCCGTCACCGCGCCGCCCAGTACCAGCCACACCAGTTTTTCCACAACGTCGTTCCACCGCTTCGCCGGCAGGTTTGTCAGGCTCTTTACGTCCTTCTTGACCTCCGACAGGTCATCCCGCATATTCTTCTGTTCCCGGGTCATCAGCGCCACCGAGGTCGCCAGTTCGTTCATCGCTTTCTGCCACTCGGCCAGCTCGTTTATGCGGTGCGTGTTGCTTTTGCTCCGCTGTTCCACCTCCGTCAGCCGGTGGTCAAAAGTCACTTCATCCATCTGCGCCGTCCTCCGTTCTCTCAGAATGTAGTCACGACGCTTTCTTCGTCGCTGTCCGCCCACGCAAGGCTCATGTGTACGCGCCGCCCCACGTTCATGCCCTGATCGTATATGGCATGGGACCCGTTGTCCGCGTGCGCTCCTCTGTCAAAGGTCATCACCCCGGCTCCGCCTATGTTCACGCCGTTCAGTGCCTCAATGATGCACTGCTCCATGTCATAGCTGCGGGAGTAATCGTCCGTCCGTGTGGTGGTCTCGTGTCCGTAGTTGCACAGTATGTCGAAGTATATTCCTACCGCCGCCGTAAAGGGTGTCTTTGGGATCACCCGCCCGATGTACACCTTTACCACCGTCTGCGCCATGCTCTGCGCCTGTCCCCAGTATTCCAGCGGGAATAGCCTGTACCCCTTGGGGTGCTTTGCCTTCTGCTCCTCCGTGTCCACCGCCGGCGTCTCACCGTCAAACACAATGCTCAGCTTTTCCTCCGCCGTGGGCAGGGGCTGGGCCAGTGGGTTCGCCCCGTCGCAGCAGATATACTTCATCAGCCGCACCCGGGGTCTTGCGTTGTCGTCCACGGGCGTGTACCCGTTCCTGTCCGGCAGGTCCAGCAGGTAGTTCACGATCTTTTTCGGTATCTTCTCCGCACCCTTAAAGGTGCCGTAACCGGTTTCCACGCGCTCAAATGGATAGTAGGGGCTGTCGAAATCTGTGTTCACGCCCTCACCCCGCTTTCCGTTTTTCTAATTGTTTCACATGAAACATTGCAGTTTCCGTTGCGTTTTTGATATTTTTGCAACTTTTGTTTCCGTTGCGTTTTGAATATTATTTTGTTCCATTCTGCACCTGCTCCGCCAGTTCCACCAGCTCTTTCATGCTCTCCGGCGTCATGGCCGCCGCGCTGCTCATGGCCATCCGCGCCACCACATCGTTCATCACCGCCAGATTGGCGTTGATCTCTGTGTTCAGCATCTTCTCCAGGTCCCGATAATCCGCCAGCAGGTCATACGCCTTGTCCCGCAGGGTGTCGCTCTGCTTCTTCATCCGGTCTATCTGGTTGACCAGCTGCACCCCGCCCACCAGATCGTAGTCGTCGGCGCTCATCAGCCACTTGTCCTCCTCGCAGCCGTCGAAGTCCAGCCGCAGATACGCCCGTGCCAGTATGCCCATCAGGTAGCGCCGTTTCCGCTGTCCGTTCTCCCGGTACATGGGCGGCACATCGCCCCGGAAGCGCTCCCCGGTATCCACCACCACCCGGTCAATGCACCTCTCCGCGCAGTGGCTCACGATGGCAGCCTTCTCCATCAGCGGCACATAAGCGTTGGCCTTGGCGAATACCTCCTTCATGGTAATGGGCTTGCGCTCTTTAATGCTGTTTTCCATCTCTCCTGCTCCTTTCAGATTCATAATGGAAAGTCCCTCACGTATTTACTTTTTCCCCCTACAGCGCAGTGAGCAGTGCCGCCACTGCGCCGCGTTTTCGTACCGTCCGCTGTCCGGGCAGTGGTACTGGTAGCAGCAGAAGTCGTGCTCTCCCGTCTGCTTCCTGCACCGTATGATGATCTCCCCTACCTTCCGGTAGGCGTGCTCACATATCGGCTTTGCCATCGTTCTTACCACCCCTCCAGTGTGATGTCCGTGCTCACGCTCTTGCCCTTGCAGGCTGCCGTAACCGTCAAAGGCTTTACGCTCCCGCCCCAGCAGTACACGGTGGCGGTGCTGCCGTCCACCTCTGCGGTGTAGCTGTCCTCCGCCGCCCCGGTGAAGGTCCATTCCACCGCATCTCCGGTCTCCGCGCCGTTCTCGGTGTATATGGCCGTCAGCACGGTCTTGCCGTAGGCTTCCAGTCTCTCCACCGGATCCGTCTGCCAGTGTACGCCGCTTACGCTCTCTGCCACCGTCACGGCATAGGTGCCGTAGTGCTCCTCGTTCTGCACCAGCACCGCCGTGATGGTACACGCTCCCTCGCCCACCGCCGTCACGTTTCCCGTGGGGTCCACCCGGCATACGCTCTCGTCGCTGCTGTACCACAGATAGCGGGTGGGGTGTTCTGTGTCTCCGTCCGCCGCCTCTCCGTTCCGCAGGGATGCGGCGGTAAACTTTGCCCTTTCTCCCGTACTCATGGCCGCCCTGCCGCTCACGTTCACCTCCCAGGTGAAGGGATAGGCGTTGGCCACCCGGCGAACCAGGTCGTCCTTCTCCCTATCCGGCTCCGTCATCCGCGCCGTAAACCGCAGCAGCCGGCAGCTCTCGTCGTCCCCGGTGAACTCCTGCGCCACGTCCGCGTAGCCGGTGATCTGATACGCCATCCGCCCCAGGATCAGACGGCTGTTCACATCCAGGTTTTCCGTTTCGCCGTTGCGCTGTATGGTAATGTTGAAGTACCCCTGCATGATGAGCATGGTCTCCTGAAAGTCGTTGGCGTTGGCGTTCAGCTTCACGTTTTCCACCACCATCGGTTCCTTCAGCACGTTGCCGTACCAATCCAGATGGTTCCATGTGGCGTTGCACCGCCTTATGATGCCGCCGCCCACGGCGGAGGATATGTTGGCCGGATTCGTCACCAGCCATGTGGAGCCCATTGTCTCCATTTTTGCGCCCTCCGGCACATATTCGATGCGTCGGTTTACAAACAGGACTTCCTTATAGTTGTCTATGGGCCGGTCTATGGCGTTGCCCTTCTTCCGCGCATCGGCAAAGCGTACCAGCTGTTCGCTCCACTCGTAGAAGTTGTTGGGGTCGCTGTCCAGCCCCTGCACCCGGCACGCGGTGTAGTCGCTGGCGTATTTGCCGTATGCCTGCACGAATCGCGCCGTTGGATCTCCAAAGTAGGGGTTGCGCCTGTCGTTGTACTGTGCGGGGCGGTTGGTGGTTGCCTGCGGTCTCTCCGCCATTGCGGCGATATTGCCAAGATTGTTCTTTACGTCCGCCATCGCCCGTCACCTCCCCGTTTTACAGGAACTGGTATCGTCCGTACCCGCCCCGGCCTCTCTGCACCGTGTTCAGGAACGTACAGTCCTGCTCATACTTGTGCATCTCGTCCATCAGCCTTGCCCGGTTCTTCTCCTGCTTCGCGGCGCCCTCCTTCATATAGGTGCCCTCGTTCACCGTGTCAAAGCTCGCGTCCTTTATCTTCATTTGGTCGTTCAGCCAGTTGCGGAAGAACCGCTCGTCCCATACGCTTGCCACGCACAGCCCAAGTATCCGCTTCTGCTCCATTGTCAGCTCGTGACCAAATTCACCGTCTGTGTAAAAGTCCAGCGTGTAGTTTATTCCCGCCATGTCCTGCATAGGGAACGTCACCACGCCTGTTTCGGCGTTGTAGCTCGCCCCGGTGTACGGCACCGCCGTCATGCCTCCCGTCACATCCTGCTCCACAATGGCGCAGGAAAACAGCTCGTAGCCCACCATTCCGGTGTCCACTTCCGTTTCTCCCACCAGGCTGTCCTCGCTGCTGGTCCAGTAGTAATCGCCGTAGCTGGGCTGTACCAACCCCTCACCCAGATACGCTCTCATCTGCACCGGCAGGGAGAATAGGGGGATGGCGTTCACCATATACAGGCTCATCCTCCGCAGGAACGCCGCCGGGTCGTTGGCTGCCTCCTCCTGCAAGCGCACGTCGTCTATGGCCACCATCGCGTGGTTCGATATGACCTCGCTCCACTTCGTCCCCATGTTCTCCCCTCCTTATGCCGGAATATAGATCGTTATCAGTTCTCCCGCCGTGCCGTCCGTCAGTGCCACGCCGTCCGCGCCGGTCGAATTTCCGCCCAGCCCCTCCACCAGCGGCGCGTTGCTGGGGTATGTGCTCCTGCCGGGGTATAGATTGCTGCTGGGCATCAGTCCCGCCTTTTCCGCCTGTGGATACAGGCTTTCCGACGGATACAGTGTCGCCGAAGGGAATAGCCCTTTCGTGATCTTTACAAAGTCTCCCACCTGTACCACGGAACCGGGAGCCACCCGGTAGGTCGCCTCCCAGTCTCCGTTTCCGTACAGGTACAGGGCGTAGCCTTCGCCCTCCGCCAGTGGGAAGCGCATCTGCCCGATGTTCGGGTAGGTGGAGTTGTTTATCTTCAGCCCCGCTTTCCACTTTTCCAGCGCTCCGGGCGCACCATTGACTTGCATGAACCGTGCCGCGCCTCCCTCGGCCAGCGGCACCTGCACGACGGAGACGCCCGTATAGGTCACGCCGTTGATCTTTACATCTCTCGCCATGCGTTTTGTTCCTCTCCGTCAGGCTATCGTCATCACGCTGCCCGCCACACTGATCTGCGGCGTTGTCATCGTTCCTACGATGGGTGCCCCTCTTTTGTCGTGGGCGGTAGCGCCTTTCCCCAGTGTGTTGGCCGTCACGCTGTCCATTGACAGGTCCAGCTTCACCGCGCCGTCCACCACGACCTTGTTTACGTTTTTCGCCATCGCCCTTTTACCTCGTTTCCTCCGCTTCTCAGGCACCGATGGTCAGCGTCACGCCGCCAGCCTCGTTGTCCGTCTCGCTCACGGGGATAGCGTTCACCGTCACGCTGGACAGGCAGTTGTACCCCTCGTCGGGCAGGACCTCCTGGCTGGCAAAGGTGGGGGTCACAGTCTTGGCCTGTGCCTTCATGTCCTCGCTGCCGGACATGGTGCCCTCCACGCCCAGGATAGTCACACCCTCGCGGATGTTGGTGGCGATGAGCTTGGCCTGCTCCGCCTCGGCGATCTGCACGGTGCCGCTTCCGTCGTGGAAGCCCAGGGGCACGGTATACACCTGCGCCTTGGTGGTGATGTTGCCCGCCACAGCGCCGTTGTTGGGCATCGTACCGGTGACCTCCGCGCCCTTCACAAATGCGGTCTTGCCCAGCAGGATCTCCGCAGCGGACGCGGTAGCGCCGGAGGTATCCGCATCAAAGGTACACGTACCCGTGATGGTCGCACCCGTCTTGTCGTGGGCAGTAATGCCCTTGAGCAGTTTGGCAGGCACCACGCTGTCGGCGGTCAGATCGATTTTTACCTGTCCGTTCAGAATTACTTTGTTGATGTACTGATTAGCCATACTCCACATCTCCTATCGTTAAAGTTTTTCCGCCGGCGGCATTGCTGACTTCGTACTGGGGTATTTTCTTCACCGTCACGTCGTCGTTCATGCGTTTGGCTTTTGTATGCAGCACAACAGGCTCGTTCACGCGCGGGGTTACATCGTATGCGCCCTCGTAGACGGGGATGGCCTCTCCTCCGGCCTGTACCACGACATCGCGCAGTTCTATCTCTACTACCGGCTGTATATCGCGTACTTCTATCTCTTCCGCGTTCTGCTTCACGGGGAATTGCTGCGGTATCATTTACATCACCCCTTTGGACCGGCTTGCGGAGACATATATGGTCTTGCCCTTCGCCCCCACCACGCTCTCGTCGTTGAATTTTATCCTCGCCTGCACCGGAGGCGTCCTCCCGGCCTTAAATGCGAAGGTCTGCTCCTGCGTCAGCGGAAACAGCCACTGTCCGTTTTCCTCGTCGTAGCGCACCACGCCGGGGTACGTCCTCGTCAGGGTCCCTATGGTGATCTCCAGCCGCAGTACCATCTCCGGCGTTATCAGCAGTTCCCCCTGCCGCAGCACGATGGGCAGCGAATAGGCGTCGCCCTGCATCATGGCCGTTCCCTCCTTCCGCCAGTGTCGTCAAACGTCCCTTACTTCGTGTCCTTCTCGTTCATGTCCTCGATAATGGCAATGAAGTCGCCCTTCTCGTGGCCCTTGCGCTTGCTCAGCGCGTTCAGCTTCACCGTGCGCTCCCGCGTCACATACCGGCTGCCCTGGCGGTAGGCGTCTGCGTACATCTGCGCCGCCATCACCTTGTGTCCCTCGCACAGCGCCGGGTAGATGTTCAGCAGCTCGTCGCCCAGCTCCACCAGCTTGGCAAAGGCTCTCTTGTCCAGTACCTCACCCGGCTTGTAGTCCACACCCAGCGCCTCGCGCTCCTCGTCCGTCAGGCCGCTTACCACCAGCAGCCACCGCTGCGCCATGAACCGGCGGTTCATCTCCGTCAATATGCGGCTCAGGTCCGGCTTCGGCACGTAAAAGCTGCCCGTCTTGCCCACGATATTGCCGTACATCCCGCCGTCGCCGAACTGCACCACGTTGTCGTCCGCCACCGGCGCCATCCACAGGAAGTGCACCTGCTCCGCACTGGTGCTCACCTGCACGATCTGCGGTGCCGTCTGCTGGGGGATGTTCTTCAGCGCTTCCGCCACCGCCTTGGCCGCTGCCTCCTGCATCATCTGCTGCACCTGCTCGGCGGTGTACGTAACCGGCGCGGCGGGCGTTTCTGTGGCATCAGCCGCATCCTGCACATTTTCCTGCGCCGCCGCGTTCACGGCGCTGCTCTTGTCCGGCGCGTCCGCGCTCTGCTGGGGTGCCAGCATCACCTGGTCGTCCTCGCTCTCCTCCGCCGCGATCTGCGCGGCCAGTCTGTTTCCGCTTTTCTTCTGCTTACCCATGCTTTCTGCTCCTTTCAGATTCATTTCATGGTCTGTTTCTATCTGCCGCAATGCGTCAAGGCTCCCACCGCTGCCCCGTTTACACGTCGGCGCATTGCATACCCGCGGCTTCGCCGCACAGCCTTATGGCGGAAACGGCAGGGCTTGAACCTGCGCCCCTCTGATTAACAGTCAGATGCTCTGCCAACTGAGCTACATTTCCGTATGGGGCTTGCGCCCCCATAAACTCCCTTTCGGGCGAAAACGATCCAACGTTTTCATCTGGCACGGACGCGAGGACTCGAACCCCGAACTGCGGTTTTGGAGACCGCCGTTTTCCCGGTTAAACTAAATCCGCATATTCGGGGAGGGGCTTTCGCCCCTTCCCCGGTGTGGGTCTCCTTACACGGTGAAGTGCGCGATCTTGGACGCGAACGTGGCCACGCTGTCCAGAGCGATGGTCAGGTTCAGGCCGATCTCGAAATCCCCAGTGCGGGTGGGATCCATCTCGATAGAGATGGGCGTGCCGCTGGTGTAGCCGATGGTCAGCGGCTTTCTGCCGTTGCCGGCCAGCATCCAGATGTCGTTCTCGCTGAGCATAGTCTCCACGGTGGTGTTCTGGGTGCCGGGGATGATAACGTCCCGCATGGGCATCAGGCGCACCGCCATGAACTCGCCCAGGTAGCCGGCCTTGGTGTAGTCGGCGCCCAGCAGCGTGGCGATAGCGGCGTCCATGTTCACGTTGGTGGAGCCGGTCACGGTGTTGGGCAGTACCTTGCTCAGGGCCACGGTGCCGCCGGTGGCAAACACGTCAGAGATGGTGGTGTTGTTCAGCGCGGCGATCTTGTTGGCACCCTTCACCCAGTTCTGGTTGTTGAAGGTGAAGTTCAGGTTGGTGGGGATCAGGCTGGTGTCCTCCGTGGCGGTGGTCATGGCCTCATTCCACATACCCATGGTCTTGGCGTACATACCCGCCACCATGTTGGCGAAGAAAACGCCGAAGTCCATGTTGGCGCCCACCAGCTGCATCCACTTGGCGGTGATCCAGCAGCTCTTGGGGGTGGGGTTCAGCGTGTAATCGCGGGAATAGAAGCGGTTACGCGGCACGCTGCGGCTTGCGCCCCAGCTGGAGTCCTGGAAAACGGGGATGTCGTTGCTGCCGATGCTCACGGCGTAGGTCTGGCCCAACTCGATCTCCACGGTCTCGGCGAAGTCGCTCAGCGCCTCGGAGTACACGGCGGGCAGAATGGGGATGATGACCTCCTGCCAGATGCCCTGCAGCACGGCGTAGAACCGGGCGTTGCCGTAATACTCGCCGCCGTTGCGCTTGAACTCCTCCCAGCTCTCGGGTGCCTTCTTGCCGGTGCTGGCGCAGGCCAGCTTGGCGGCATACAGCAGGCTCTCCCGCTGGAACTGCTCGTTCAGCTGCTTGTAGCCCCGGTCGTTCATGGTGCGCTGCACGGGGGTGTTCTGCCCCTTGGCGCTCAGAACGGCCATCTTGCCCTTCAGGGCGTGTTCATAAAACAGCACGCGGCCCTTGGCCACGATGTCCTCGCGCTGGTCGTTTCCGTTGATGGCGAAAACCTCATTGGAAACGCTGTTCAGGTTCAGCTTTGCCATTTCTTACTCACTCTCCTCTCTTGTCACGCGGTCACGGTGCTGACCTTGCAGGCCCACACGTCGTAGTACACGAAGCTCTGCCCGGCGCCCTCGGTGAAGTTGCCGGTGCCCTTCAGCTTGAAGTAGATGGCGCCGGTAGCAGTGGGGGCGGCAGCGGCGGGCACCAGCAGGCCGTTGGCGATGGTGAAGATGGTGTTCGCGCCGATGGCGGCGCTCAGGTTGCCCTCGCCAAAGCGGTAGGCGTGCTTGCCGTCAAACACGATCTCGGTGAAGGTTCCGTCCCGGCCCGCAGGAACGCCCAGCCCCAGCGTGGCGGTGCCCACGGCGTAGTTGTTGCCGTTGCGTCCGCCCAGCATGGGCCACTCGTAGGTATTGCAGGCGTACACGCCGGTGTCGGCGTTGGCGGCAGCACCCGCAGCGTTCATGTAAAAGGCGTTCTCGTTCTTGATGCCCTTGAAGCCCGCACAGGGCAGCTGCTCGCCGCGCACCACCAGCAGACCAGCGGAGCAGTCCGCATCCGCATCGGACACCTGATAGCGTCCCGTGATGTTGCACAGTTCGTTGTACTCGTTGTTGGTGATCCGCGGCTCAAACGCGGTTTTCTCAATGTATGCCATGTTTGTTCACTCTCCTTTTCGTTTTACTTGCCGGCATCGATGCCCCACTTGTTCAGCAGAGCGTCCACACCCTCGCTTCCCTCGCCGCTGTTGCCGGCGATGTGCTCCCAGGCATAGGTGGTCTTGCGCTTCTGTGCGCTGCGCTTGTCGCTCTCCATCACGGCCTCGCCGCACACGGCCAGCACCGCCTCGCGCACCAGCTTCTCTCCCAGCCACGCGCCGTCCTTGTCGCAGCTGTTGGCGTACAGTCCGGCCTCGATGTTCTCATTCACCGCCTTGATGGCGTCCTCCGCCACCTTTTCCTCGCGGTTGGCGTTGAAGGCGTCCAGCGTTGCCTTGGCGGAAGCCTTGCAGGCGCTCAGCCGGCGCTTGCTCTCCGCCTCCTGCATGGCGCTTATCTGCTCATTGGCGGCTTCCAGCCTGGCGTTCAGGCTCTTCACATCGCCGTCGGTCTCCTTCACGGAGGCCACGGTGTAGTCCACCACGTCCGCCACATCGGCGTTCAGCTCCACCTCGCCCACGCTCAGCACGATGTGCGCTGCGCAGGGCATGATCTTTCTGGCGATCACCTCTCCGTTGTCGTCAGCGTTAAAGGTGTAGCCGAAAAGATTGCCGGAAGCGTCCAGCAGTGCCACGTTCAGCCCGTCCTCGCTCATGGAGAGCACCTTGTGGTTGGGGAACTTGGTCTGCATCTGCTCCATCGCTCTCTTGTTCATGTTGCTTTTCACTCCTTTTTTTGTGTTTTTGTCGGGTTTCTTGCCCTCGCTGCCCTCTGCGGCTGTGTGCAGCGATGCGGCCCGCAGCTTCAATTCCTTAAATTCCTCCTGCATGGCCGCCAGCTTTGCGATGCTCGCACCCGGTATCGCCGGGTTTACCCTGTCGCCCAGAATGGTCACGCCTATGCCCGACCATTTGGTAAACACGTCCACATCGCCCTCTTTGTGGCTCTCCGACACCATTGTCTCGGCGGAAACGTCCATCGTGCCCTGTTCCACGATCTTCCGCGTCAGCTCCGGGGCGTAAAAAGCAAATAGCCGTCCCTTTGCTCTGAGCCATGTATGACCATCCCTCTCCACAAGGGCAAAGTCCTTTTCGTCATCGGACAGCGTTCCCACGATGCGCTCTGCCGTCCCCTCCATGAAGGATTGGTACTCCTCCCCGGTCTTGGGATCCCGGCGCTTGCTCATGTTATGTCCGTCTCCCACCCGCTGCCCCACATAGGCGATCAGGATGGGCTGCCCGATGAAGGTCTTGTAGTATTCCGCGAGGTTTCGATAGTCCCACCTGTTGCGGTTTTCTCCCTCTCGCAGGACCCACAGCTCCACGCCGAACTCGTATTCGTTCAGCTTCTGCATCACCTTCAGCGTGCCGCTGGCGCTCACCTTCTTGGGCAGCGCCTTGGTTTTCAGCGTGCTCATTCGTCCTCACCGCCTTCAAACAGTTTTCTGCACCAACTGTCAAAGGTGGCGCGGCTCATGCCGCCCTGGTCCCACATCGTCCACGCCTGAAGCAGCTTGCGCCTGTCGTCGGTGTTTGTGATCTGCAGCTCCTCCGCCTTCAGGGAAAGCGCGTTGAACTCCCCGTCCGCCGTGGCCCGGATAAATCCGCCCAGTGCCTCGTTCACGCCGTCCACAATGGCCACGCACACCTCGAATACCCGATCCAGGTCGTTGTCAAAATCCTCGTCCAGCTCCGGCGTGCCGGGATACATCAGCCGCAGGTGGTAGTCGTGGGGTATCTCCGCGAACTCGTCTATCCGCTCAGGCTGCTTGTGCTCCAGCTTGTGTATCGCATCCGACAGAAACGGCATACCCATGTCGCACAGCACCCGGTCCTTGATGTCCGCGAACCACTTTTCCGCGTTGCCGTATGCCTCCATCACCCGGCGCATCGGCTCCCGCATAGGCGCGAACCGCGGGTTATCCCAGCTGGCGTATTCCTGTGCTCTCATGTTCTCACTCCCTCTCTCCGCAAAATAAAAATGGGGCCGCATCCGGTGTTCTCCACCGGCGCAGCCCCATTCGGCTTTCCCCGCAGCCCCTTTGCCGCGGTTATCCACTTTTCACGGCCATTGCGCCTACCTCAATACCCCGCGCATCCGCGCAAGCCTTCGGTCACAGCAGCCGCATTCTCTGTTTTCGTTCCCCACTATCGCAGGGGCTCTCGCCGCCCTATCGGTCTGTCGGCATCGGCAGTGCCGTGCCTTTCTTTTTTTTCACCGTGTGTACGGTATGCGCCTTTATGGCCAGTCCCTCCGCCGTCCGGCGTATCTCCACGTCGTTCCCCCGGGCCAGCTCCCGGTTGATCTCGTGCAGGTCGTCCGCCGTCAGTATTGCCGTCATGCCCATTTCTTCTCAGCCTCCCGCGTCCTCTGACGCTTCCTGTCCCTCGGTCCCCGGCGCTCCTTCCGATGCCGGTCTCCCTCCGGGGTTCATGTCGTGGGCCGCCTGCGGCGGCAGTCCGCTTTCACTCTGCTTGGCGTTGTAGCTGGTCACAAGGGGCAGCCGCAGGTCCATAATGCGGCTTTCTTTCACCGCACGGCTGATGGCCATGTCGTCCATCACGCTCATGTCCAGCATCGCCATGTAAAGCATGGTCTGGGGCAGTATGCCCAACGTCATGCCCTGTCTGGCGTTTTCAAAGGTCTTTTCGTCCTCCGCGATGTTGCCAAACATGGCGAATCTCCATGAATACTTCAGGTTCAGCCCGTCCATGATGCCCTGCATCATGCGCTCATAGCACCGGTATATCTGCTCGGCAAACTTGCTCTCTATCTGCAAGCTGATATTCGCCACGCCCGCCCGCGGCTCGTCGCTGGTGGGTATCAGTGCGCTCAGGCCCGCCTTCGCCATGGTGTAGCCGTACCCTGCGGAGCTTATCTTCGTGGCGCTGGGCGCCTCGGCCAGCTGGTGCAGCTCCATGTTCTTCAGCGGCGCGGCGTACCAGCCTATGCCGCTGGTGTTGTTCTCCGCCAGTTCGTCGTAAAACCGCGTGCGGAAAAGCTCCCACCCTGCGTTGCTCAGTTTGTAGCTGTCCGACTGCTGCCTCGTGCTGTTGTCGTCGTATTCGATCTCGCCCGTCAGCAGAGAGATCAGCGGGTTCTGTACCAGTTCCAGCTGTATCTGCTCATACTGCGCGATCTGGATAAACGACAGGAAAAGTCCCGTCAGCGGTGATACCACCGCCGTCTGTGCGTCGTCTATCTCGAAAGGATATATGGCATCCACCGGCAGCGTCACCCAGTAGCACCACTTCCCGTTCTGGTAGTATACGTCCGGGTCTCCCGGCAGCACGCCGCCGCCCTGCTCCGCTGCCGTTTTCAGCTCGGTAAAGCGGTTCATATTGATGGTGTTCTTCGCCGCGTATACATACCGGGTGCCCGTACCCTTGGGCGGTCTCGCCGCCACCTGGGTGAATATGCCCCAGTAGGGCTTAAACAGCTCCCCGAACTGTGCCGGCTCACATCCCGGCTTCAAAAAGTACATCATGTTAAAGGCCACGGTGTACTTCGACACGCTGTTGAACCCCACGATCTTTATCCAGTCGCTGGGCAGCTGCTGCATAAAGGCGTAGTTCACCTTGTTGTGGGGCTTGTCCACGCTCACGCGGGGGTAGTAGAATACCTTGCCCTCCTGCACCGCCTGCCCTGCCAGCTTGTGGGCCGTGGTCTTTACGTTCAGCTTGCGCCGCAGTTTCTCCAGCAGCTTCCACTCCCGCCAGAACTCGTCGTTCTTCGCCGTGTCCTTATCGGTGAACTCCGGGGCGATGTAGCTGTGATACGTCAGCAGATCCTGATACATCTTCCGGGTGTGGAAAAGCGGATAGGCCGTAAATTCCAGCCCGTGCTCCACCTGCCGCAGCCCCTGCTCGTTGCCCAGCGGGGCGGTCAGCATCTCTGCCACCGTATTCTTGGTATAGTCCTCCGGCAGCGAGGAGATGGCCTGCACCCTTCGGTTCTGTATGTATGGGTTCACCCGTGCCGACTGGCTCATGCTCACCCGGCTAAAGGCGCTGGCCAGCGCCCCTGCCGGCATATTGCCGTACTGCTCCGCCAGCGCGTTGAAGCGCTGAAATATCTCCGGGTAGGTGCCGCAGGCTACGCTCTGCAATTCACTTGTCAGGTTCCTCCGCTTCTCCTGCTCCATGCGCCGCCTCCTCGTCTATGCGGGAGCGCTCTTTTTCCAGCTCCCTCTCCCACGCATCCAGCAGCTCGTTCAGCCGCTTCTGCGTGTCAGCCCTGTTCTTTTTCACCCCGTCCGCCAGCGCCGCCGCGATGCAGTCCGCCAGCCACAGCCGGTCTCGCTCCGTCAGGCGTTTCAGATCCGCGCCTTTGATCTCCACCGTCTGCATTTTTTTCGGCGCCGTAGTGCGGTACAGCAGCATATACCCCGCCGTTATCCGTACAAAGCGCTCCTTTTCCGCCAGCGCCACCGTTTCGCCTGTCACCCGCGCTGCGTACAGTCTGTACTTCCTTGCCGCCATTTCAGCATATCCTCCCGCCGCGCCGCGCCGTCACCGTGCGGCCTCCCGCGCCGATTGCCGCCGCCCTGTGCGGTGCCGCAGCACGGTTTTTGTATTTTGCCAGTTCCGCATCCCAGTCGCTCTTATGCCGCACCGCCTGCGCCAGTTCCTCGCGCTCCAGTATCTGCGCCACCCGCAGCGCATATTTCAGTGCCGACCATATATCGCGCTGTATGTGCTTGGAAATGCGTTCTTCCTTCTGCGTCGTGCCGCTGGCCACCTTTTTCAGGTTCTGTATCTGCCCCACCAGCTCCCGGGTCTTTATGTAGGGGTCGGCCAGCATGGCGTCCATGCTGTCGTCCTTGATCCGGTGGTACTTCTTGTAGTTCTCCACGCCCTCGTTCACGTTAGAGCACAGCAGCTCCACGTTCCGGTTCTCGAATTGCAGTTCCGCGTACCGCACCATCTCCGCGTCCGGGTCGGTCACGCCCGCGCCGCCCGCCTTGATGGGGTACAGGCACGGCACGGCGTTCTCCTGTTCCAGTTCCGTGAAACTGGCGTGGTTCCTTACGCACAGCGGCGCAAGTCCGTCTCCCAGGTCCATCATCAGGTTTTCCACCACGCTGGTGCCGTACTGCCATGCGTCTATGGCAAGGTATGTGGGTGCTCCGCCCTCATAGCAGAAGCGGCTCCACACGTCCTTGATCCGCTGTGCCTGCATCATGCTCTTCACCGGCGGGTTCCACACGTCCACATACACCGCCTGCTTCAGGTACCTGTCCCGCTTCAGCCAGTCCGTCTGACGGGTGCATTTCAGCACCACGCAGGCGCATTTCGCGTTTTTCTTGTCATCGGCGTAGGATACGTCGTACCCCACGATGTAGATCACGTCCTCCGGCTTCAACTTGTTGCCTATGTCGTAGGCGCAGTGCCGGTTCTCCGCGATCATCAGTTTCCGGCACTCCGTCAGCACCTCGTCCCGCACGATGGGATTGCTGTCCGCGCCGGTGTACCGGCTTTCGAACTCGCGCATCCACTTTTCCGCCGTGCATTTTCGCTTATACTTCAGCGCCCATGTGAAAGGCCGCATCTGCTGCAGCACCACGCACTCCCACGAAATGTCATAGGCAAAGGCGCTCTCGCCCGCCAGCATGGCTTTCATGTTCTCGCACCGCGTTTCGTAAGCGTGATTTTGCTTCCGTCCCGCGCTGGTGATGGCGTGGTCTTTGTAGGGGATGTAGTTGGGGTCCGGCTTTCCGTTCACATTATGCGTCAGTCGCACCGCCGGCAATACCACCGTGGTATACTCGTTGAAGTCAAACGCCGGGTTCTCCTCCTGTGCGTACTCCTCCGCCGTCACATCATGCAGGTTGTCTCCTCGCATAGCGGCTATGTAAAACGCGCTCCCGCAGTCGGTCTCTATCTTGAAGTCGTCCTTGCTGTCCGCCGTCACCCGCCACTGCTTTGCCAGCGTCGGGTAATCGTGCTCGATCTGCTTGAATGTCTTGCTTCCTATGGTCGCCATCTGGCGGTACGCCGGGCCATAATAGGCACTCTGCGTCCCGGGCCACACCAGTCCGTTTACCAGCGCATATTTGAGCTTTGTGTTGGTCTTTGTCATGCCGCGAGTGCCGGTAAACGACACGGAAGCGTTGCGGGCGTATGCGCGCATCATTACCCGCTGCAACAGTTCTTCGTTGCCATAGTCCGCCTCCGCGCTTCTGAATACATCGCACGCCTTATCCGGGTACCATCGGAATATCCACACCAAAAATGCCCAAAAAGCGTCCTCGTAGTTTTCGTAGCTGCGCTCCTGCGTGGGCTTTTTTGTCACCCAGCCCAGGCCGGCCACATACGCTTTACCCGTTCGCCTCGCCATCGGTGTTCACATCCTCTGCGTCCGCTTTCAGTTTGGCCGCCTTTTTCTTCTTTTTCACCGGGCGCATCCGCACCAGTCCCAACTTTTCGTAGGCTTCTTTCTCCGCCTCGTTAGGTTCCTCGGCGAACTCTCCCAGCTCATCCTCCAGCCGCATCTCATCCGGAAGTTCTATCAATTCCGGTTGCCCGTCGTTCTGCCGCATCCGGTTCTCGTTTATCAGTATCATTTGGTCGGCGGCATCCCGCGTGTAGGGATACTTGCACGGCCGGCCGAAGAATATGCGGAACGCCTCGTCCGGTTCGCAGGGCTTTCCGTTTTTCAGCAGTCCTGCCCTCTCCAACGCCTGCACCATGTTGTCCAGCCGCAGGTCCTCCACCGGCTTCGTGTCCTTCTTCCGCAGGTTTTCCGACGCCAGGTTCTCCTGTATCATGCTGGATAGCTTCTTGGCCTTGTCAATGGCGCCCATCTCCGCGGCGTCGTTCATCTGCTTCGTCCACTTCGCCACGTTCCGCAGGATCAGCTGCTGCTTGGCGCTCACCGCCTGCTCTCCGCCGAAGTCAGCGCACAGCGCGTTATAGATCCGGTCAAACTCGTTGTAGTCCTCGCTGGTGTATGGCACTTTCCCCGTGCCCTCGCCCCAGTCTGCGGCCTGCCGCTTGGTGCCCTGCCTGCCATCCCGTGCGCTTTTCTCCGCGCTCACCGCCTTGGTGAAGTTGCCGTTCTCCAGCCCCTCTCCGAATATCTTGGTGATGTCCGTCAGCCCGTCGAGAAAGCCCAGCTCTCCGCCTCCCGGCGTCCGGTCCAGCTTTTTCTTTGCCAGCTTATCGCAGTAGGTCGTCCACTTGTTTTTGCTCCCGCTTGCCGGCAGCGCGTTCATGTCAAAGGGCTTGTTGAAGCGTATGCAGGCATAAAAATAAGCCAAACTCTCCCCCACCGCATCATTAAGCTGGTCGTAATACGCCTGCTGCTTTTCCGCGTCCATAGGTAAAAGTTCGGCCATCCTGCGCTCCTTTCGGATAGTAAAAATGGTACAAAAGAGAATTATCCACTCTCTCGTGTACCATTTTCGCAGGTTTTCCGTCATGTGAGGGACTTTTAAGTCCCTTTCCAAATTTTTTATTCGCGGCCTAAAAGATAGTCCACCGTCACCTCGAAGTAGTCCGCCAGCACCTCCAGCGATGAGGCTTTCGGCTCCATCTCCCCCTCCTCGTACCGTCGTATCATGTGCTGGCTCAGTCCGCACAGCTCCGCCAGCACCCGGCGCTTGATCTGCCGTCTTTCCCGCAGTGCCCGCAGTCTTTTAGGGAATAATTCGTTTGCCGCCATCTCACTGCTCCTTCGCGTCCGGCAGTTTTACCGCTTCCAGCAGCATCTGCGCCTCCGTATTCGATATAGGAAAGCCCACGCGCTTGCGCCGCTGTATGCTCTTGATCCTGTCTGCCCGTGCCCTTTCTTTTGTCTTGAAGAACGGGAACTTCCCTTTTGCGCTGCACACCAGCTCCCGCAGTCCCACGCACTCGTTTTTCATGGGTATGTACAGGTCGCATCCGCCCTTTGGGCGGTATGGTCCCTGCGGCGGCGATGCCTTTCTCCCTATGTTCACGCCTCCCGCCACCCCTCTCTCCACAGATACGCGCTGCCCGCAACCAGAAACGCCATATCCGCTGCCACCACCACCATGCACAATACGCCCACAAGCGTTTTATATACACCCGCCGCCATCAGCAGCGCCAGCACTGCCGCCATCAGCAGCGCCAGCAGTATGTACACCACCGCCCACCGGCGGTATTTCTTTTTCTCGTCTTTCATGCGCTCATCTTCCCGCCTTTCGCAGCACCCGCAGTGTCCCGCGCATCAGCACCGCATCCTCCACGCCCGGTATCCCATCCACCATCTTATACAGCGCCGGTTCCTCCTCTCGTGGCACTTCTTTCCACTCCACCAGCCCTGCCTTGTCCGCCTCGCAAGCTATGATTGCAAGGTTGTCCCATTTGAAGCGCTCATCCTCTTGCCCTCTTCCGAATTTCCAATATCGGCACGTCAGTTCCTCCATCGTGTAGCTTTCCGCCGCGGCCACGGGCCGTGGCTGTACCTCGTCCATAAGCACGCCGCCCAGTTTATGTATCAGCTTCCGCCGTAGTCTTTCAGTCCAGTTCAATGCTGCCCTCCTTCCACCCCTCCGGCACGATAAATGCCCCTGTCTCCTTGCACACCGCCGCCCCATCGTCCGCTATGTTCTCCGGTTTCAGCGACATCATCTCCGCCTTGTCCTCCGAGGCGATCACACCCACGTCCGCCTTGGGCGTCAACAGCTGAACGTCCAGGTCGCGGCCCGTCACCAGCACCTGCGCCATGCCCTTCTGCGCGTACCCGATGGCCGGCGACAGGTCCACCATCCGGCTCTCCTCATAGGCTTGCAGCCTTACGTAGTTGGCCACCGCGCTGATGTATGCGCTCACGTTCATGCTGCTGTCCGCGGCCACGTCCAGCACTTTCCGGTAGTGATTCGGGTCTCCCTCTTTTTTCAGCATATTTATGGTGTAGCGTATGCACCTCTCCACGCCGTGCCAGTCGCTCATGCCGAACTTCTCCGCCACCTTTTCGTACACGCCGCCCTTCTTCGTCCACTGTATCGGTCTTTCCACGGTGCCCTCCAGCACCAGCCGTACCGCCTCCACCGTGTAGTCAAAGCCTGCCAGATCCTCCCTCACGCCCATCGTCCGCAGCGCCTTTATGGCGTATGCCTCATATTTGCTGATGGTTTTCATGTGTTATCTCTCCTTTTCCGGTTTCTCTTCGTAGTATTCTGCCAGTACCAGCTCCCCGTCCCGTATCTGGCAGTGTATGATGCCGCACTTCCGGCACTTCCGGCTCCGCAGATCGAGCCATGCGTCCTCCTGCACCGTTTCGCCCCACTCATGGCTGCAGCCGTACAACTTTTTCAGGAACTCCTCGTACTCGCTTCCCAGTGCGTCCTTGCTGCCCACAAAGCGGTCATATTCCTCCAGTTCCTCCGGTGCCACGCTCTCCCGCGATGGCAGGATCTTTTTCAGCAGTTCAAACGGTGCGTATAGTTTCGTCTTTGGCGCATAGTTATTTTTGGTCTCCACTCCGCCTGTTCAGCTCCTTTCCGCACATGATCTGCACGTCCCTCGTCCACGCGCACAGGTGCTTATACCGGCACTCCTCCGGGCACCGCGTCGTCCCCGCGCAGCCCATATACTGGTGCAACTTCACCCGCATGGCCGTCACCACGCCGTTCCACCTCTCCAGCTCCGTGTCTCCCCATTTTTCGGGGTCAAACGTGAGCATAGCTTCCGCCTCCCGCCGCGTGCCACATGGGCGGCTTGTACGATGTGCCGCACTTGCTGCACGTTATCCATCTCTCCCCCGGCTTCTGCGCGTCCGGGCAGCGCACCGGGCTTTGGCTCTCCGGTGTTCCGCACAGCGGGCAGCATACCTCATATCCATCTGCGTATTTCAGCGTGATCTCCGCCATCGCTCCGTACCTCCTCAATAATCCGTGACCACGACCGGCAGCCGCCTGAATGGGTCAAACACCACCTTGTCAACCTCGAATGGCTTTACATCGTCATACAGCTGGCCGAACCTCTTAATAGCCTGTTTCTTTGTCCAGCAGAAGCAGTATGCTACATCGTCTGTAAATTCGTGGTCCTCCATTTGTGCAGCGCGGGTGAATATCCAGCAGAACATTACTCCGCGCCCTCTTTTCTCTCGCCGTAAGAGCAGAAGTCGTCATACCCGCTGGCAACCATCCGGCAAGCGTATGTTTTGAACTTCCGACAGTCCTTGCAGCGCACCACCGGCACCGCATCCACCTCCTCTGTCAATGCGAGATACGCAAGTGCAAGCGGTCTGCTGTGGTGAAGCAGCGCTTCTTTTGTCATGTGCTGCGCGATTTGCTCAATGACTGCAACGGCTTCCGCTTTCAGATCCGCGCCGTCTGGAAGGTCATTCGTATAGTGCATAAGTTCGTTTCGCAAATTATACACGATCGTCACCTCCGTCCATCTTCGTTATATAGGTTCATTTCTGAACAATTCGTTGTAAGAGGGAGCTTTTGAATTCTTCTTTTTTGGATCGGGCTTCTGAACGATGATAATATACTCATTGACGTTCTTAAAAAGGAAATTAGGCGGATAGGGATAACTACCAAAAATAGGCCTCTGAGAATTCGCAGATCCCCATCTTCCGCCAGTACCATCTTTGTTCCAGATGACTTGGTTAATAAGGGCAAATCCGCAAGACTGCAGAACTTTGGTCATATCTGTAGCCAGCGGGATTGTAAGGAGACCGTGTTCTTTTGTGTTTTGGTTAACATTTGCTGTAACAACACACATTTTTCTTCCGGGTTTTAACACGCGATAACATTCGGCAAAAACTTTTTGAAGTTCAACTAAAAAGTCGTCATAGTATTCAAAGCCGCCAATGTTTCCGTCGTACTCACCGTAATTGGCTTTATTCCAATAAGGCGGAGAAGTTACCACGATTCCTACGCTATCATCCTTGACAAAGCTCATATCACATGAGCTGGAATTTGATACATCATAATGACAATTATAACTGTTTTCGGGCAATACAGATTCACTCAATCTTTTCAAAGATTCGCTGTGATATACAGGGTTTGTTTCAAAGCCAATGTAAGAACGGTTATTTTGAAGGGCCACCCTTCCTGTGGTAGCCATTCCAGAAAAAGGATCTAAAACCGTTTCCCCAACAAATGAAAACATCCTGATTAAACGGTAAGGGATCTCGGGAGGATAAACCGCGGGGTGAATACTGTCACTGATGTTGGCAATGCTCCAAACTGTTTTTGTCCATTCCTTCCATTCTTCGCTGGTAAGTTTGGACGCTTCTTTTATTTCTGACGAAATGACATTCGACATTGTTATTTACCTCCTTCCATCTTCGCGCCTCGCGAACAGAAGTCCCAAAACCCTGTTCTTACACCGAGGCGGCAGCAGACTATGTATTTCCCATCGTCAGACACTTGACTTCCATCGCAGTCCTTGCAGCGCACCACCGGGACAACATCAGCGGCGGGCAGGGACTCAATATACTGCGACGGATCAAGCCCTTTTGCCCACGCGTGCTTTGCGGCCTCAATCGCCGCACTGAGCTCAATGTATTCAGCCATTCTCAGCCCTCCTGTTCCATGCTTCGATTGCTTTTTCTTTGCTGGGCAGCCCAGATACTTTCATCTTCTTTGTGTGAAGGCCATCACCAGCCCTATATCTCCCACAACCGGCATCCCACCCAAAATCTGCTCTATCGTAGGTATCGTACATATGGATAACGGTTGCAACTCCACCGCACTCAGGGCAGCGTTTCAATTCAGCCATCCTTCATCGCCTCCAATACTTTCTCCGCCTCCTCGCGGGTCAGGAATACGGTCTTGCCAAATTTATGGATGGGAATATCGCATCCCGTTGTGCGTATCATCTTCACGCCGTTGTCGGCCATCCCGCGACTATAACTCGGATCGCCGCAGAAGAATGTTCTGACTTTTTCGCTATACAAGCGCCGAACTGAGCCTGTAATCCACACCGTATCACCCACCTTGCACGGCAGCACCACCAGCCGACCGGCCTTGTCGGCCTCGGCCAACTCGCGCAGGCGGGTATAGTTGCAAAGGCTTTCTAAATCAGCAAGGCGCATCAGCTTCAGTGCGATCTCGTCTGCCTTATCTTTCGGCAGAACATCCTCCGGCGCACACCCGCTGTCCTCGTAGGCGGCGATCCGATCCTTGAGGCGATTGCGGCAGTACAGCGCGGTGCAGTCAACCATCGGCTTACCATGCTTACCCGTCCAATCCGCTTTGCACTTCTCGCAGTCCATCATTGCCTGTCCATCGGTGTCGCGCTTCGTCAGTCGTTCCATCACTCCATCTCCCATTTCAGTTCGTCATACAACTCGCTGAACCGCTTGTTCCACTTCCTTAGTCCGAAGAAACAGTACACGCCCAACACGATCCATAGCCCGCTGGCGATGTCTTGCAACAAATTTTCCATCATTCCACCTCCTGCATCCAGAACTCGCGGCGGCAGTCAGAGCATGCGGTACCTGGATGCTTGCACCTCTTGTTAGCACTTCTATAATCACTAGAAAGTATAGTCGGACAAATCGCCACTGCACCGTTCGTATCCAACTCTGCCTCTGGCCACTGCTCCAGAAACACGCTCTGCCGCGTCTTGCGCGGGTGTGCAGCAGACCATTCCTCGGTGTTCTTCACAATTTGCGCCGCATCAACGCCCCACACCTCACTCATGGTGCCGCACATGCTGTTCCGCTCCTCGATAAACTTCACAGCATCCATTTACTCTTCCTCCGTGTTTGAGCACGTCACTTCGTTGTGTGTCACCCGCTGCATGGGGCACGGCTTTTCCATCATCAGGCACAGTCCACATGGCAGGCGGTATCCGCAAATGTCTGCGGAGCTATATCCGCTGGCCTTCACCGTATTCCCCTTCGGCGATGCATAACCCTGCGCGGCCACATATCCCGTGCTTCCCACAGCAGTTTCAGTAAAACGGCTCATTCATCATCCCTCCATTCCTTCGCTTTTACGATGGAAAAAATCACCACAGCCAGCAGCCACAGCGCAAATCCGATCCACATGGGTGACAGCACCCACAGCCACGACCAGTTGATAACACCGCATAGCTTCAGTACAATAAATGCGATTTGCAGCAACGTTCCACCAAGACCGCCCAGTGCGTTAGAATTGTTGTCCATCACATTTCCCTCCATTTGCACCCGTCACAGGCGCCCTCGTGTGCTTGTTTGTACTTCCCACAGTATTGGCATAGCTCGTTCTTTATGGTGTGCAATTCTTCTTTAAGCCGCAAAACCTTGTCTGTTTTCGACACAGCCATGTCAAGCAATTCCTTGATGTCTCCCGGCGTCAGCCCCGTGTCCTCGTAGGCGGCAAGGCGGTCTTGCAGCACACAGATCCACTCTTGTTCCGTGTATTTCTCCTCGTAATCTGATGCCATAAGAACCTCACCAGTTCTAAGTCGCTCTGTCAGTCGTTCCATCACTCCGCCTCCCCCTCCTTCACCGCCACAGCCTTTGCCAGCTGTGCCATGCCCTGCTTCATGTCCTCTATCTGCTTATCCCGCCGTGCAATGGCGTCTTTCAAACTGTCGTTGGCTTTCATCAGTGCCTCGATGTGCCGCTGCTGGTTCTCGATCAGGTCAGCGGCGTATCCCATCGCTTTTTCGATACATCTAAACTCGGCAATCAGAGGACACGCTCCTTTGCATTTCTTATGCTGCTCGCAGCACCGCAGCGCGGTTATGATCTCCTCGCGTGTCATGTCATTCCTCCCCAAACCATTTCTTCGTCACGGCGATAGGAAACTGCTCGATCTCGCTTGCCCACCGCGCCGTGCCTTTGCCGTGTATGCGCTCAAAGCACAGCGGGAACCCACCTATTCCATCGAACAAGCTCCCCAGCGTCGCGTCCTCCGGCAGATACCGCGCCATGCGCCGCAGCATCCAGTCCCAGAAGGGCAGGGCGATGGAGTTACCCAGTGCCTTGTACCGTGGGCTGTCCGCACTTCCTTTCACTTTTATTTCGCGCCCGCGTTTATCTGTTTTAACCCAATCTCCAATATCTGTCCATCCGTCCGGGAAACCTTGTAGCCGTTCGCATTCCAACGGCGTCAATCGGCGCACCACCATGTTCTGCACCAGGTATGTCTCCGCGTCCTCCCGATAAGCGCAGTTCTCCTTTGCCCGCAGCGCGTGCGCCACATCCGGGGATGCCCCGCACACCAACATATCGTTGTATGCGTCCTGCCCGTTGTAGCTTCCGGCATGAGCACCGGGGGAGAGCGTACCCGTCACATCTTGGTATGTCAGCGGCACTTGATTGCCGCCTGTGCCCATTCGAGCCTGCAACGCCGGGACTTGCTCCCCACACTCTCTTATGACGTCGCAGGCGTGTGTCATGTCCAGCGCCACGCACGGCGCATGGGCGTTCGCGTTCAGTGTGTGGCACGGTTTGCCGAACTCATGCTGACTTCCGTTCTCCTTGCTGGTGATCTGCGTGGTGTCAAAAGCCATCACCGCCGGTGTTTGGTTCGTCCCGCTGGGTGCCGCCGCCAGCGTGGGCGACACTTCCTCACCGTACCCGATGCCGCCCGCCTGTGCGCCTTGTCCGGCCTTAAACCCGGCACACAGTACGGCTTCGCGGTTCAGGCCACTGTTTTCACGGGAGCTGAGCGTAGGTGAAACGCCGTTACCATCGTATACGCGCTGGCTCTGTGCGTCCCAAGGCGTCATGCACACAACCTCCGCGCACACCGCAGGACGGTCTATAGTATTCAACGTATAGCACGCATCTTCCCGCCAGCCCTTCCCGTTGCATCCTGCGGTATCGGCGCGGTCAATGCCGTTGCCTTGCAGACAGAAAATCGTCTGATCGTTCCCCGTGCCCAGCGTTCCGCTTTTCTCCGTCTGCACTAACGCACCTTTTCCTCCTCCGTCACAGCCCCCCTGATGCGGACTGCATACGATGTTGGGGCCTCTGTCGGCGCAGGGGCTTCCGTCCGCTCTTGCGGTGAGGCTCCTTGCGACTGCCGGATTAAAACCGCTTTCAGCAGCTTCGGCAGGTCTTTCCCCCGCCTCTCCGCTCTCCGCAATATCCCCTGACACGCTTTCGCGGTCAAATTGTATTTCGGATGCGGTGTCTCCTCCAAAATCTGCGACAACCGAGATACGACGACGGCGTTGGGGCACTCCCCAGTATTGCGCGTCGTGAGTTCGCCACACCACGCTCCATCGTCCTCCCACCTCATCGTGATACCCTCCCCAGGTAGGCCAACCCTTTTCAGGCACTTCAATACCGGGGGCTTCCGGCTCGACGATTTTGATGATCTCTTCGAGCACGGCTGCGAAGTCTTTTCCTTTGTTGCTGCTAAAGGCTCCGACCACGTTTTCCCACACGAGATACCGAGGTCTAACCATGTTACCTGTCCGTCCATTCCTTTTGTCCGCCTCCCTCATTTCTTTTACGATGCGTACCTGCTCCATAAACAGGCCGCTTCGCGCTCCCGCCAAACCGGCGCGTTTCCCGGCGATGGATAGATCCTGTCTAACAAGGTGAACCACCTGTAATACACCAAACGGGTTCAATCTCTGCCCCATTTATTTTCGTAATATCGCCTAAATGTTTCACCTAAATCACCTCCTAATCTCCAAACACAACGCCGCACTCGTTTATTTCCTCCGCCAGCTTCTCCAGGCACTCATACAGATACGCGATGCTCTGCGTGTCACGGCTGTCCGCTGTCTCCTCTTGGACGTGCCAGCCGCATTTGTCCATCAGCACCATTGCCACCATGTCCATGTTCTCCCGTGTGCCCTGAAGCTTGCCCCGCATAAAGATGCGGTCGTCCCTGCTCAAATGCTGCTTGCCCATTCCCGTCGTCCTCCGAAATGTGCACCACCTCATAGCACCCGAACCGTCCGCCGTTTCGATACGCCTTGCATATCGCGCTTCGTGTGCTGGCGTAGGACCGCCCGGAACGCCGCGCCAGCTCCGCTGTGGTGGTGCCCCACCAGCGGGGCAGGCGATATTTGTCCCGCGACACGATCATATACACCGTCGTCATAGAGCCTTACACCTCCCCGCACCGGCGCAGGCGCAGGCTGTCTGCCAGCTCCCGAGCTGACTGCTTCCGCTTGCGCTTCCGGTCCCGCGCCTGCTCCCAGCAGTTGCGGCACTCCGGGTACGGGCAGTTCATGCACGTGTCTATGCGCTCCTGCGGCTCATGCTGGCTGTCCTCCACCGCGCCGCTCAAAAATCGTCCTGTTTCTCCGCAATGTTCCTGCCGCCGGCTCTCCGCCGCGGCATCCACCGTCAGCCACGGTGCCTTGGCGCTGCCCAGGCTCCGCATAAATGCGCCGACGCTCATCGTTCCCTGCATTGCGTACATGATGTTCTAAACCTCCCTCACCGTGATGCCGTGGAAATACAGCATCATTTTTCGTTTCATCACAAATAGTCTGTATGCGGCGCTGCTGGTGTCGCGGAAGCCCTTGCTGTCCTCCACCACCGTCTCGCCGCCCTGCTCGTATACGAAGTCGGCCACGTACTCTATGCCTTTCTCCTTCGTGCCGTCCTTGTGTACCTGCTTCGGTATCAATTCGTACTTTACCTGCGTCCGCAGACCGGATATTTCACCGGCTCTCTGCATCAGCCAAAGATCCATGTACCGCCGCGCCTCCCGCTTGCTGTCGAAGTGCATCAGCGTGCCGTCCGGCATGGTCAAGTCCACTTTCTCGGCGTGGAGCTTGTTTCCCTTTTTCGGCTTTGCGGCCTTTTCCGTCTCCTGTGCTGCTTTCTGTGCCGCCTGCTGCGCCTGTACTTTTTGCAATATCTGCGCCTGAGCCTTCTGGCTGAAGCGGCCTATATCCTCCATCGTCAGTCCCATGCGCTTCAGTCCTCATCCGCCGAGCCCATTTCCAGCCGCCGCCTCCGTGGCCGCTGGTGGAACTTGTCGACCGGCTCATCGTTGTCTGTCCGATAGCTCATTTCCGTAAAGGTCATCTTCGACCCGTCGAAATAAAAATTCACGTCCCCTGTGCGGCCCCTTCGGTTCTTTGCCACCGTGCAGCCCACCTGTGTGTCGTCCCCCGGGTCCGTTTTCCATAGGAATATGACCTTCACCGCGTTCTGTTCCAGCTCGCCGCTGTCGCGCAGGGAGTTCAGTTTCGGCTTGTCCGTTTCGTTCACCGTGCGGCTCAGCTGCGCCGCCGCCACAATGGGTATCTCCAGCTCCGATGCCAGTAGCTTCAGCTCACGGCTTATGCCGCCCAGCTCCAGATTGCGGTTCTCGGCTTTTTTGTCCTTTTCGCCGATCATCAATCCCAGATAGTCCACCACGATCATTTTCAGGTCGTCTATGCCCAGCGCCAGTTCCCGTATGCGGCTCACCGTCACATCCGGGCCGTCGTAGAAGTACACCGGCAGCCGGCTCTCCCAGCTTGCCGCCTCAGCCACGCTGGCCCACAGGTCCTCATCCTCCGGCATACCGTCAATAAGCTGGTCCATCGTCACGCCGTCCGCCCGCTTGGCCAGCAGTCTCTCGCCCACCTCTCCGGCCAGCATCTCCGCCGTGATGTGCAGCACCGTCTTGCCCTTCATGGCGGCGGCTTCCGTCATCTCCATGCACATGGCGCTCTTTCCGCAGCCAGGTCTCGCTCCCACAAGGATCAGCTGCCCCGGCCACAGCCCTTTCAATGTCGCGTCCAGCAGGGGGAAACCTGTGTCTATCCGCCCCTCCTTTTTGCCGCTGATGCTGCTCATGGCCTCGCTCATGGCATCCGACATGGTTTTCAGCCGTCCGCCCCGGCGTGAGCGCATCTTCTGGTGGCATATCGCCGCCACCGCCGCCTGCGGATCCTCATCCGTGGCCAGCGCTTCCATCACAGCCTTGGTGAAGCGGCGCTTCTCCGCCTTCTTCCGCACGATCCCGGCGTATTCCAGCACGTTGGCGCTTGTGGGGGTGATCTCCATGCACTGCAGCAGGTAGTTGCGCGTTTCGCTGCTGTACAGGCCCTCCCGCTCCAATTCGCTGGCCACGGTCAATCCATCTATGGGCTTCGCCGCCACGTGCATCCGCCGTATGGCGGTGAATACCTCCTGGTTGGTGTTGATGTAGAAGTCGTCAGCCTCCACCGCGTTCAGAACGTCCTTTACGCACGCCGCGTCGATCAGCATTGAGCCGATCACCGCCCGTTCCGCGTCCCCGGAGTAGTCCTGCTGCCACAGCGCTACCTCCGCCGCCGGCGCTTTCTCGATCACGCCTATTTCCATGTGTTCTTCACTCCTTCACCGCGCCCTGCTCCTTCACCATGTCGGCAAATATCTCGTTGAAATACCGCTTCATGTCATAGGTGCTCTGCACTTTCTTTCCCCACCACTGGCTGTTCAGCGCAAAGTACAGCACGTTGTCTATCGTGTCCCACGCCACGCCGTTCTGCTCGTGCAGTTCATTCAGCGCCACGGCCTGCTTCTGCATTTCCGCCTCCGTGGGCTGCGCCCTGCCTGGATTGTCCCGGGCCTTCTCCTGCGCCAGGTACTGTGCGATCTGATAGGCTTCGCTGGCGTGGTCAACAGTGGGAGCGTCGTTTTCAGGGATGAACTCCTGCGTGTAGTTGCCCTCCAAGGTTTTCTGGAAGTTGTCCGGGCTGGTAATAAGCCAGTCGAAGCTGGCCACGAACCCCCGCTTATTCTTCCCCTTCAGGAACGGGCTGTTCTTCACGTTCTCAATGGCTTTCAGCACACCGTCCAAGCCGTTTTCCCGGATGCGGGCTTTCAGCGCCCGTCCCCGCTTGGTCTCCGCCGTTACCTTCATCACCTGTGTCAATCCGGTGTCGTTCCACGCTGCCACGATGCGTCGGACATCACTTGTCCGACACACAGGCTCTTTAGAGCCTGTATATATCTCTGGCTCTATCTCTGACTCTGACTCTATCTCTGACTCTCCGTAACCGATTTCGCACGGTGTTGTAACATCGTTACGCTCCGGGGCAGGCAAAGCCTTGCTTTTCCGTGCCCGATAGTCCCGCATTCGCTGGGCTGCAGCGCCTTCGCTGCCCACATTTTTCACCGCGTAGGGCAGGAAAACCTCCGTCAGGTCACTGGATGCCTCTGCCAGCCCGCAGGAGAGCAGATATTGCAGCGTGACCGCTACATTTGCCGGATCCTCGTCCAGGTCTAAGGCCAGTTCATCGGCGAATTTTTCCTCCAGCCCCGACCATTTCAAGGTGCCGCCGTGCTTCATCGCCATAAGCTGCATTTTCAGGTAGATGATGACGTAGGTATCTCCACCGGCTATCTTCCGCAGTTTCTTGATGCGCTTCGAGGTAAAGAAGTCGTCGTACAGTTTCAGCCAGAAATATCGCTTTTCTTCCGCCACGTGAATCACTCCTCCCTCAAATGCCCAGGTCGTAGTCCTCGTCCGCGCCGTCCCGGTCCCAGGGCAGCGGCTCGTCATCCTCTATCTCGTGCAGTGCCGCCGCGCTTTGGGTCGCGGCGTTCAGCGTCCCGCTGGGCTTCCCGGTGGGGGTCTCTCCCGTGCACAGTTTTTCCAACTGCGGCAGCAGATCCGCCAGCCGTAGGAATACCTCCACCGGCACCTGCAGCAGCGTTTCCAGCGCTCCCAAAGGGATCACATGGTCTGCGCGAAGCTCGCTCCACACCTTTGCCTCGCCGTCCTTGGTGGTGTACGGTTTCTGCCGCCATGTGCCCACCACGCATACTGCATCGCCCTTTTCCAGACACGCGCTAAGCTTCGTGGCGGCGTTGTCACCCACGGCGCACACGTTCATAAACTGCTTGCTGTCGTAGCCCATGCCGAACTCCACCTTCGGCAGGTTGTTCTTGGGTATCGCGCCTATCCGGGGATCCCGGCTGACGGAGCCGGTACAGATCATGTACTGGCTTCCGTCAGCCTGGCCCTCTCCGTCCAGACGCTTCCGAACGAATAGAGGCATTACTGCTCACCCTCCCCGAAGAACCCTGCGGAGTAGTCCTTCGCCTCCGTCTTGCCCTCTGCGGGGCTCTGTGTGCGTTTGCGGGTCGGGGCGGTGTCGTTACCCTTCTTCGGCTCTGCGGCGCTCTCAGAGGGTGCTGTGGGACTGGTGGCGGCTGTTTCCGACTCTGCGGCAGGGGCATCATCCTCTACCACATGGCCAGTGGTGGGGATGACCGGCTCGGTCTCCGCGCCGTCCCCCGTGGCCACCACGGTATCGTCGCTGTCCTCGTTGAAGTAACTGCGTACCTCGTTGGAAAGCGGGGCATAGCCGCTGTTCAGCAGCTGGCGCATCATGGTCTTGCGGCACATCTTGTCCTGTCCGCCGTTCACGTCGTACCAGGGCGTACCGTTCAGCAGTTTGCTCTGCTCCTTGGCGTCCAGTTCGCCCTTGATAAGTGCGTTATACTTATCCAGTTTGAAGGCCGGTGAGTACCGGTCCGCGTGCTTGAGCAGTTTGTCCATGCTCCAATACTCGTAGCGGAACGTTCCGTCCTTCAGCTCGAAGTAGGCGTAGTAGCCGATGACCTTGTGGCTCTCGCGCTCCTCGTCTGTGTCGTACTTGGCCAGGTTGATGACCGGCTTGCCCGTGCGGCGGGAGCGCCCTTCCAGTTCGCCCTCGCGCACCTCCACACAGTCGATGTCCGCATAGTAGCCTGTGGACATGGCCAGCTGTATGTAGCCCTTGTACGACATCAGGTAGGTCGCCACACTGCCGTAGGGCACGATGTAGTAGCCGTGTCCGTAGATCAGGCCCATGCCCTCGCCACGCAGGCCGGCGGCAATGATGGTGCCGGGGTCGCAGGCTTTCAGCGTCTCGCTGGCGCTCACCGCGCCGATCAGGGTGCTGGTGAACCGCGCCGCCATCTTGTCGTTCTTCAGCGCCCGCGAGATCATCTGCTGGGTGTTGGGCGCCGTGATCGCCATGCTGAATGTGGGCTTCTTGGCCTGCGCCATCTGCGTAAAGCCCGTCTGATTCTGCGTTTTCATGTTCCTTCTCCTCCCTTACTCCTGCGGCACACGCCCGTAGCGGATGCCCTTAGTCCTCATGTACACACGCAGCTCGTCCAACTGCGCCGCCGTACCGAATACGCGGAAATCCACGGTGTAGGTAGGTTCCGGCTCAGACACGGCACGCTCAAATGCTTCGCTCTCCACGGTGGCGATGACCTGTCCGACTTCACTGTGTTCTTCAATTACAGCGTCACCGGCGGACGCCATGCGGACAGCAGCACAGGCGGCTTTCTGCTCCTCGTACTTCGCCGCGGCCTCCGCTTCCTTGCGCTTTCGCTCTTCCTCGGCGGCCTTCATGCGGCCCAGTGTCTCGTTCTTCACCAGCACCGCGCTGAGGTTCCTGGTGCGGGTGTACTCGTCCAGCAGCGTGGTCTCGAACTCGCTGTGCAGCGCACGAATGGCGTTCAAATCGGCGCGGCAGCGGTCTATGGCGGCGTTTATGTCCATCTGTGCCGTGCTCTCGGCATAGGTGGCGTTCAGCCACTTGGGATTAAAGCAGTCGTCAAAGGTCAGCCACTCCGCCATGTCGCCCACCACCTGGGCGAAGTACGCAGCCAGCCGGTCCTTCTTCTCCTGCTCCGCCGCCTCCTCCATCGCCTTGATCTGCACGTCCAGCGCACCCGCGGTCTCCTCGCACAGGGCGGTCAGCTCCTTGCACTTGGTCTCAAAGCTGCTGTACGCCTCCAGTGCCGCCGCCTTTGCCATCTTGCGGCTCTCGTCGATGTGGTCCCGGATCTTCCTCACCGCCGCGCGATATTGCTTCGCCTGCGCCGTGCTCTCCGGTGTCACCGCCATCGTCCGCAGGGGCTCCAGGTTCTCCGTCAGCCACGCCTTTGTTTCCTCGAAGTTAGCCCCGATCTGAAACTGCCGAAGCGGAGCCAGGTCTGTGGTGATGCGAAATTCCGCCGCTCTCATGCCCTCACCTCCGCGTCGTACTTGGTGATGTGTTTCACCCTGTCCGCCCACGTCGGGTCAATGGCGCTCTCCGGCAGGTCCACCTCTGTGATGATGGCCTTCTTCTCCGCGCCCTCGGCACCGGGTACCAGCACCTTGTCGCCGGGGTGCAGCGGCAGGTCGGTGAGAAAGGTGTACGCCTGTCCGCCGTAGCCGTTCAGCTTCGGCTTGTGATACATCGCCTTTACGATCATCCCTGCTCACCCTCTTTCTTGCCGGCATCCTCCGTCTTGTTGGCATCCTTCTTCCTGGCGCGTTCCAGGCTGTCCATCAGCGTTTTGATCTTCATGAGGGTGTAGGCTTCTTCCATTTTGTTTTCGCACACCGCTTTCTTTACCGAGTCCTCCACGCTGCACAGGAAGGAGGCATACGCCAGCGTTGTCACGTCGCGTGCTTCTGTCCGACACGCCATGTCCACGCCCTCCTCGATCTTGCGCCCATAAGCCATCATGGCGAAGTCAAGGTTAGTCTCCTCCTGCAGCACCTCGCCTGTCTCGGCGTTGGTCATCGTCAGTTTCAGTTTCATCACTTGCCCTCCTTCTTGGCCGTGCGCTTGCCGCCCTTCTTGGGGGCGGACTTCTTCTTTGCGGTGGCTTCCTTCTCCGCCTGTTCCGCAGCCCATGCCGCATCATCCTCCGCCATCTTCTGGCGGATGCGGCTGTCCTTCTCGGTAACGAGCTTTACGGCGTTCTCCGTCAGGCGCACCAGCAGTCCCGCCGTGCCGATGGGTACGTTTTCGGCTACGTTGGCGGCGGCCACGCCGTCATACTTGTCCTCCTCGCCCTCCTTGGGCATCACCGCCGCGCATATCACGCCGCAGGCGTTCCGCACGAATACGCGCTCTTCTCCCGTTTCCATGTCCAGAACGGTCACTCGAAATGCCATTTCATTTCTCCTTTCGTTTTTCACTTAAAGTCGTAATATTGCCGCCGGGGGTACCCCGTTGAGCACATTGTTTTTCCAGAAGTGCTCCAGTTTCGGAATGATGTAGTCGATGTCCGTCTGGCACTCTGTTTTCTCGAATTTGTAGAACCGTATCTCTCCGTCCCCCTCCGCGTTCACCAGCAGCGCCCACACCACGGCGTAGTCGTATTCGCCGGTAAACATCTGTTCACATATCTGCGCGTAGTAGAGATCGGGGATTTTTCCTCTCCACTTGTCCCAGTCGGCGCGGCTCAGGCACGTTGCCGTCTTACTCTCGTAGATGCCACGTCTGCCTGTCTCGCGCTCCACCAGTTCTCCATCCGGGGTACAGGTCAGGAAACTGTATCTCCCCGTCTGCCGCACGATCAGGTACGGCTCAAAACTCAATTCATACTCCGGGTGCATCAACCGAAACATGGCTCTCAGTGGTTCTTCCGCCCGGTTTCCGAAGTCGATGCGCTCGTTCCCGGATATTTCTCTTGTCTCCACCGCGCCGATCTTTTCCCGCCACAGTTGCAGCGGCGTCTTGAAGTTGGACACACCCAGCACAATGCCGCAGTCGCTTGCGCCCAGCCCACCACGGCGCCCTTCCAGCCATTCAGCGCGGCTGCCGTATACCGTTCGTTCCGTCACGTTTTCTCACTTCCTCCGCAAATAAAAAGAGCGCCGCCAAGCTGTTCGGAATTTCCGAACCACTCGACGACGCTCCGCCCTTCCCGCCAACTGACTTAGGCGGGGTACACTATTTGGCTTTGATCTCTGCTCTGCTGACCTTGACGATCTTCACACCGTCCTTCAACGGTATCAGCTCAACGCGGTAGTTCTTCTCCAGCGCCGCGTTGATCGCCGCCACCTGCTCTGTTGTTATTCCCACCATATCCTCTCCTGTCCCGTGCGCCTATACGCAAATCTATTCCGTGCTATCCCATCGCAGGGCAATGCAACACTGTTCACTCCAATGCCGTTGCCTGTCGCTGCGTATCAATTCGATGCTTTTCCTCTGCGTGTCTCTGCTTTCCATTGCGACGCCAATCCATTGCGATGCGTGTCATGGCTCAGTTATCCCTTGGCAGTACATATCCCTACACAGCTGTTCCGTTGCGGTGCCTACCGATGCGTATCCTCGCTACACCGTTGCTACGCACTACTACTCAGTGCCTTTCCTTCGCGGGGCACTTCTCTGCACGGCAGATTTACACCGTTGCAATGCTTCTCCGCGCAAAGCTAAGCTATACCGTTGCGTTACGCGATCTCCTCCCAGCGGAACCGACCCTTTCCGCTGTTCCGCCACTGGCCGATGCCGGAGAACCGCCCGTAATCCAGCCACTCCCGCACAGCTTTCTCGTGGTCGTCACACAGAAGAACGATGGTAAACTCACACGTTGCCCCCGCGGGAATCTGCTCTGAAAATGCCAGGCTCACGCGCTCTCCCTGCATCGTCTGCGCCCGCAGCGGGCGGCAGCACTCGCCCATCTCGCCGTCAAACAGGATGGGAATGTTCCGGGGTTCCACAAAAACCAATTTGTCAATTTCTTTTTTGAACGCCTTGATGCCGCTGGACACGCTGCCCTTGACCTTTCGCAGCCCGCCGCAGGTATCCTTAAAGAACCCCTTGATCTGATAGTCGTAGAAAAACGGCGTTCCGTCGTCCAGCTTCGGGAAGATGGTCTTGCCCTTCTCCACCACGCCGTCCACGCCGATAGCGGCCACTTCGTCCTCAAGGGTGTTGGCATCCGGGGACTTGCTGGCGATGAACGTCGTGTAGATGTCAGGATCGCCGGGGCAAGTACCCAGAACCGGCTCGGTAAACGTCAGTTTCACTTTGATTTCTTTCATAATTGTGTACTCCTTCAAATTAAAATTTTTGTTTATTTATAAAGCCCCAGGGCTTTACAGCTTGTCCATGCGCCAACCAAGGCGGCTCCCGCGAGAAGCAGCAGCCACAGCGAGCCGCCGTTCTCCACCTCTCCGATGATGCCCCACGCCAGAAAGGCGCTCACGCCCAGCAGTACCTTCCACTTCTGCTCACGCCGGCGCTCACTTCTGGTCCTGCTCATCATTGTCCTCCTCTATGTACGGTTCTCCGCACACCGGGCAATACATATCCCGGCGTAACTCTATGCCGTTCTCCCCGTCCAGGTTCTCTTTCCTCTCCCGGATCACCGGCGCGTCAAACCTCACGCCGCATATTCTGCACCGCCAGCTCATAGCGTGATGGCCGACCGCAGATCGTCTATGGGGATGTGCAGTGCCCGGCAGGCTTTCTGAAGCTCCCGCACCGTGAAGTCCAGCGGGTCTTTCTTCCGCTGCCGCAGCGTCTTGGGGGTTATTCCCAATGCTGCGGCCAGCTCCTGCTTCTGCACGCCCTCTGTCTCCATCGCGCCGTACAGCAGCGCCACGATCTTCTGCTCCGTTGGGTTCACACCCAAGGGCTTCACTCTCGGCATTTTCTCCCCTCCTCACCATTTGGCTTTCGGTCCATGACTGCTTGAATGCCTCGCGAGGTCAAAACCTCGTGTATCAGCATCCGACCTTTCTGCGTCCACTGTGTTTGCAGCGTCGAATCGTACCGGCCATCAGAACGGATAAACTGGATGGTCTTAGACTTGGTGTAGCCCTTGCCCATATACCGCTTGTAGAGGATCCACTGCCCATTGACGTTGCGCTGAATCCCGGCCTCGTAAAGAATTTTGTTGAGCGCCTTTGCACTGAGGTCGTAATCCGCTGCCACCTGAGAGGTGGCCATCGCCGACTGGCTCTCAAGTATCTCGTCCACATACTGGCGGATGGGTTCAAAATCCGCGATAGCCTGTGCCTGCCTTTGATTTTCAGCCAGCAGTTTCAATTTCTGCTCCTCGGCATCGGCGAGAGCACGTAGGGCTGAGGGGTAGTCTTGCGGTATCATATAGCCGCCATTCTTGCGGATAGACGGCAGGACATCGTGCGTGACCCATCTCTTGAATTGGCGAAGCTGTGTTTGGCGTTTTACAATATACTCGTTATCTACGCTACGTGCCTTTTCGGGTTGCATAGCAAACAATGCAGAATACAGGCCCGCTTCGTTTACTATGGTCATGTTTTGCTTACCACCGGGAGTGGTGATTTGTGACACACCCTTTTCATCATCTTCCAAACGGCTGGCAACGCGGCGGTAATTCGTTTCGCCAAAAGCCTCGCACACATCTTTCAGCACAAACCACGGTTCACCGTTTACCTTGATAGTGCGGATGCTGCCGAACTCCGGGTTGCTGAAAACTTGCATCTCGTTCATTTCGTCAGGCTCACCTCACTTATCAGGTCTGCCAACCGGCAGTCGTAGATCTCTGCCATACGGCGCAGCCCACGCGCATCAGGCGCTGTCTGTCCGGTTTCCCACGCCCATAGCGTTGTTCTCGTAACGCCCAGCAGTTTTGCGGCATCCAACTGCGAGACGCCCGCCTTCTTGCGGCAGTAGAAAAACGCTGTTTTTTCCTTCTTCTCCACTTTCTCACCTCTAAAATGCTAATTTTACTTGACAAATGCAGGAAAGCGGTGTAAGTTGTTGTTGTGATGTTTTGAAATAGCTAATTCTACGTTAGTTATTTCCGTTTTGCTCCCTGTATGTTTGTCTCTTGTTGCCTGTATGTTCATTTTATCATACACACGGCAGAAGTCAAGGCAAACATTTACCGAACATTGCTTTTTGTAACTTCTTATAATGCGAGGTATTGTTTTATGTCAAAAATGACCAAAGAGCAGACAGAGGCGCTGAAAGCGCGTAATTGCGCAATGCTTGATAGAATCGAACTTCTGCTTTTAGCCAAAGGCATATCGAAAGGTGAATTTTACGCTGCCATCCCGATCAACAGAAGCTCGATTTCCGCGTGGAGGACCGGCGATAGTTCTCCTTCCGCCAAAAAGCTTAAAAAGATAGCGGAGTTTCTGGAAGTCCACCCTTCGTATCTGATTCCGATAGAAACAGAAAAAGAGCCCGCTTCCCAACTGGAAAGCGAACTCGATTCCGCTCTTGTTAAGTTGCTGTGTTCTCTTACTCCTACTGAACTGGCGCAGGTGCAGGGCTTTGCCGCAGCGCTGATAGCAGCTCGTAAAGCCTGACCTTTTCCTCCATCGTCAGGGTGGAGACCAGTTTCTTCGCTTCCTGTTCGTTCATTTCTCTGCCCCCTCGTATGTCGTTTTGTGGCGTTTGCTTGGTTCAATCGTACTCTATACGTGCCCCGGTGTCTACGTTCATTTTGGGGAATCGCTCCCCAATTTGGGTAATTGGCACCCTTAGGCCGATCAATATCTGGGAAACTGCCACCCAAATATGGAAATCTACGGATGAAATAAGATCCGCAGCGGATGAAATAGTATCCGTTACCGATAGAAAGGGGAAATCATGTCAGAAATTCAGGAAATCTCGCAGCATATTCAGGACTTCCCTGCCCTTGTCCGTAAAGCCAGAATGGACAAGGGCATCACCAACGAGGAACTGGCCGAACTGTCCGGCATCAGCTATTCCGCCGTCTGCAAAATGCAGTCCGGTGAGCGCGATCCAAAGCTGTACGATGCTGTAGCCGTGATGAAAGCCGTCGGAATCTCCGCCGATCAGACGTTTGAGATCCAGCCCCCTGCGTCCGCCCCCTCCGCCATGCGGGAACGCATCCACGAGCTGGAACTGGATAACGCCGTCAGCTCCGGCGACGTGGTACGCCTGAAGCAGGTCAACGGTCTTTGTACCCAGCGGTTGGATGCCGTTATCCGCCAGCGCGATCATTACAAACGCTGGTCTGTATTTTCCTCAATTTTTGCCGCAATCCTATCCCTGTTCTTAATTGTTTACCTTTTTTTCGATTTCCGCGACCCCCATGCTGGCTTTGTCCTCCAGGACGGGCCTACAGCGTTTGCGTGGCTTGTTATCCTTCTTACGCCTGTTTCTATCGTCGTGTGCAGCCTTGTCGGATACCGTGCGCTGCGCGATGCTGAAAAAAATATAATCGAGCAAAAATAGAACATAGGTTCTACTGTGTTCTACATTATATATCACAAGTTTCTTGGTTTCAATGCACACATATCACAAGTTTCTTGAGATTTTTTGTTAAAAAAAGAAAAAGCCGCCCAATCGGACGGCTTTTCCATATAAGCTCTATTCCCGCCAACACCATCACGAGTCTTAAAGAAAGGAGCCTACAACAGTAGGGTAACACGAAAATATCAAAATGTCAACGAAATGCAAGTCCTGTAAGCGCGAAGTCCCCGACAACGCCACGTTCTGCCCTTGGTGCGGCCAGAAGCAGGTGCGGGAGCGCAAAAAGGACGGCGTTATCAAGGTGCCGGAGCCGAAGCAGCTTCCATCCGGCAGCTGGCGCATATATCTCCGTGCCGAGCAGCAGTCTGTCACCGAACCTACCAAGGATCGCTGCATCGCAAAGGCCAAAGCCATCCGCGCCGGCTTTGTGGAGCAGCAGAAAAAAGCAAAAGACCAGCCGCTTCTGCTCTCTGAAGCCATTGAAAATTATATCACGCGCCGTACCCTTCTCTCTCCCAACACTATCCGCGGCTACCGCATCTATCAGAAAAACCGCTTCAAGTCTTGCCAAGGGGTCAACATACGCGAGCCGGTGGATTGGCAGTCGTATATAAACGAGGAGGCCGCGCTCTGCGCCCCAAAAACGCTGAAAAATGCCTGGGGGTTTATTAAATCCGTCTTAGAGGAAAACGGCATCGCCGCTCCAAAAGTAACGCTTCCAAAGCTCCCTGTTTCCGAGCATAAGTGGCTCACGCCGGAGCAGATCATCGTATTCTGCAAAGCCATCGAGGGCAAGTCCTTCGAGAAGGAAGCGCTTTTCGCCCTCCACAGTCTGCGCCGCGGAGAGCTGCTGGCCCTAAAATGGGACGACATAGATTTTAAGTCCGACTCCTTCCGTGTTCATGCCGTCATCGCGCAGAACGAAAAGAACGAGTATGTGGAGAAGATAACACCCAAAACCAAAAAGTCCAATCGTGTCGTCCCCTTTATGATCCCCCGCCTCCGCCAGCTCCTCAAGGATGAAAATGGTCCCAAGGGCAAGCGTGTGTCGTACCAGCCGCCAAACGGGCTCTGGCGCAAGATCAACGATGTCTGCGAAGCAAACGGACTTCCCAAGGTGGGGGTACATGGTCTGCGCCATAGTTTCGCATCCCTGGCCTACAGTCTCGGTTTCAAGGAGGAGGAATGTATGCGTATCGGCGGCTGGTCAGATTACAAGGTCATGCACGAAATATATACTCACCTCGCCGCCCGCGACTTAAATGCCCGCGTCAGGGAGATGGAGAATTTCTACAAAGAAAATCTGTGACCGCCCCAGGTCCGCTTTTCGTGTGTAAATCCGTGTGTAAAAACGCAGGAAACCCCCGTTCCAGAGCGCACCAAAAAAGCAGCAAACGAACCGATAAGTTTTATGGCAAAAATGTGCAAACCCCTTGAAACAACAAGAAATCCCGCAGTCTCAACGACTGCGGGATTTCCCTTCATTTGGCAGCGGGAGAAGGATTCGAACCCTCACATACGGAGTCAGAGTCCGCTGTG